GAGATCGACCAGACCGGCTTGGACTGGTCGTTCTGTCTCACCAAGGGCATTTTTACGTACGAACACCCGGTCGATATCGCGCGCCTCGCCGGCTACCCTGAGAAGGTCGAGCAGGTTCGACTCTCTAGCGGCAAGCTTGCGACCCGCGTTAGCGGACAGCTCTATCTGAATCGCCCCTTCGGAAAACTCGTTTACGACACCCAGAAGGCAATGGCCGAAGCTGGTGGCCGTCGCACACTGGGATTTTCCATCGAGGGGCGTGTCCTCCCCGGCGGCAGAAAAGGCAAGCGAGTTACTAAAGCGCAGGTCATGTCTATCGCTATTAGCCCTGTTCCTAAAAATCCGGATACGTGGATGGATATCGCAGCTTCTATGTTCGCTCGCGGACATAGCCGCTCGACTGTTAATGCAGTTATGGCTGCAGTGGACGCAGATCCTACACTTCTGAATAAGGATCAGGTCACCAACCGGCTTGTTAGAGAGTTTCGACACCTGACCTGGGAGCAGGCCGAGAAGCTCGCAGATGTTATCATGGCTGGCTGACCCAGCTACACCCCAAGGAGCAATCATGAAAGCAAGCGAGCGACTCGCGAAGCTTCGGGACCTGCAGGTCCCCGAAGCCCAGGCTATGGATCTGGTGAAGTCGGCCATCTCGGCTGGCGAGGTTGAGAACGATCTCGAGCAGAGCTCGACGATCGACGTCAAGAAGCTTGAGGGCATCCTCGAAGAGCTGCGCAAGTCGCAGGCGGCGGTCGCTGAGCCCGTCCAGCCGATTATCCCGGCGACCGCCGGTCTCGAGCTGACTGGGCTCTTCAACGCCACCGTTGCTGAGGTCAAGGCCGAGACGAACAAGCTTTCGAAGGCTCTCGTCAGCATTGGCGAGATGATCTCGGAGCTGACGGTTCACCTGACGTCGCTCGACCAGCGCAACGCTGAGATCGCGAAGTCGCTCGGCGGCGCTGCCAAGGCCCCTGCTCCGCAGTCGGTCCTCGGCGCGGTGACCAACGCTCCTTCGCCCCATGACCAGCTCACCCCGGGCGCCTCGCCGGACGACGTTGTTCGTCTGCGCAAGAGCCTCGTCGGTAAGCTGACGACCGAGCTCCGTGCTGGTGGCACGAATGACGCTCGTCGTCTTGAGCTTGCTACCGCCCTCGCCAACGCCGCCTCGGCCAATGACCCCGCCGCCTTCGCCAAGAGCGTCGGCATCAGCCTGTAAGGAGAAACCACATGTTTGATCTCGAGTCGCTCAAGGCCGACGCTCTTAATGGCGGCGGACTCGTTTCCAAGATGGCCCATGCTCTCGCCGAGGCTGAGGTTGGTAACCTCGAGCCGATGGTGAAGTCGGGTCTTTTCAATGCCGACCTCCAGCGCGCGGGCGTTTCGCTCTCGAAGGCTGAAGGCGTTAACTACCCGCTGCAGGGCGTTCCGTTCGGTTCGCAGGACCTGCCGCAGGGCCAGTTTGCCCCGCTCGTTCCCCAGTCGATCGACAACGTCCTCACCTCGATCACCTTCAGCGACAAGCACCTGAAGCTGTTCAAGATGATCCCGCGTAAGTCGTGGGGCTCGACGGTTTACGAGTACGCGCAGATCGTGACCAACGGTTCGGAAGGCCTCGACGGCTTCGTCGGCGAGGGTTCGGTCGGTGGTCTGAGCGAGGCGTCGTACCGCCGCGCCGTGGCGCAGATCAAGTACCTGACCGAGTACTTCGAAGTCACCGACGTGGCGACGATGATCACGGGTACGCTGGCCAACCAGAACCTCCTCTCGATGCGTACGCAGCAGGCTACCCTGCACCTCGCGCGTAAGATCGAGGAGCAGGTCCTCTGGGCTGACAGCTCGCTCTCGCCCAACCACTGGGACGGCATTATCTCGCAGGTGAAGAAGGAGGCCCCGGCCAACTTCCTCAACTCGAATGGTGCTCGCGTCGACGCCGACCGCCTTCAGCAGCTCGCCGCTCTGATTGAGCAGGGACCGCGCTGGGGTACCCCCGAGGTCTGCTTCGTCACGTCCGAGCACTACCGTAACCTCGCGCAGGAGCTCGACCTGTACGCCCGCGCGAAGTACAACGAGGGCACGAAGAACTTCCGCCTCGGCGCGGATGGCATCGAGTTCGTGACGCCGTTCGGTAACGTCGTCAAGCTCATGCCGCTGTTCTTCCTCGATCGCGGTCGTAAGACCCCGATCCCGACCGCCGTTGGCGACGGGGCTCCGGACCCGATCCTCCCGTCGGTCAGTGCCACGGTTGCTCCGGTCGCCGGCAGTAACTTCACGGCGGCTGACGCTGCTCGTGACTGGTACTTCGCGTTCGAGATCGTCGGTGACGAGGGCACGACCCCGACTGGCATCATCGGCCCTGTCGATGACGTCATCGAGGGTGGCGCGGTCACCTTCACGATGGCCGATGCGCTCGTTCCCCGTCAGGGTTCGAAGTCGATCCGCTACGTCCGCGTTTTCGCGGCGTCGGTGGCTTCCGGCGCGGACGCTCCGGACATCTCGCGCTTCCGCCCGGCGGGCTCGTTCCCGCGCAACTCGGCGGGCATGGGCGGCAGCACGTTGCACGACATGCTCCTCGAGGTTCGCCCGGACGCGGCCCCGATCATCATCTCGGAGTGGAACTCCAGCATCGTTCAGATGCTTGAGCTCCTGCCGATGATGCGTCGCCCGCTGCCCGTGCCGCGCGCCCTGAAGCAGCAGTTTGCGCTGCTCTACTTCGCGGCCCCGGTTGTTATGCAGCCGAACAAGATGATCATCGACATGAACGTCGAGTCGCGTACCTGATCAACTTGTGGTAAATAAAAGGGGAGGGTCGCAAGGCCCTCCCCTTTTTGTTTGGAGGAATCGTGAAAGTCTACGCACATAAATGGTTGAAGAATAACGAGCGAGTCTGCATCGGCTCTTTCCGCGCTACCTGCTCCGCACCCTTTGGAATTCTTGAGCCACAGCCAACAGACCCCAAAGACATCCACATTATTGTGATCTCACGTGCCTGCGAGATGGTTGACGACAAGCCCAAGGCGGAGCCTGGGACAGATCATGTCGAGTCCGCCGTTCTTAAGCAGAATCCCGTTGTCGAAGTTTTCGCCATCGGAGACGTCACGGAGGACGTGGATCTAGGCGAGATGGTCGAGGCCGCTGAGCGAGTTTCTGTCGAAACCGAGGAAGTTTCGGCAGTCATTTCGGAGCCAGTTTCGGACGTAGTCGAGGAGCCTAAGGACTTCGCGAACTATAGCACTTCTGAACTTACGAAGCTGTGTGATAGCTTGGGTATTAAGACCAGGAAGAACGCTACTCGCGCCTCTCTCGTAGAAAAGCTGGTAGCAGCTGCAAGGGGTTAAAAATGGCCATCACAGACATCGTCACCCCAGCGTACCTGCGCACCTACTTGGCCGGCGTCGAGTTTTATAACCGATCGGGCGTGCCGTACATCCCAGACGATGTCTTCGCCATGCACATCAACGGAGCGGTTACTCAGCTCGAAAACGAGCTGAGCATTCCGCTTCGAGGAACGATTGGGGCGTCTTCGACGCAAGACTTGGACGTGGTTGACTGGGACATGAGCCGGTGGAACCTTCACCGGCTTCCGATTCGCCCGGTAAACAAGATCACGGCGATCCGCCTGCAGTACTCTAACTACCCGTCGTGGGAGCTTCCCAAAGACTGGGTTGTTGTCCGGTCTCGCGAGCAGGGCGCGATTCAAGTCCTGCCAGGCGCTGGAAATATCCGGTACCTCCAAGGTCCGTGGGTGAAGTACGCGTATATCAACTTCAACCACATTACCCCTGCTTACCTGCACATCGATTACGAGACTGGTTTTGAATCTATCCTCGGTACTGGTGTGATCGCTGAAAATTCTAAGCTGCTGACCGTTACACCGACAGCTGGCCCAGTCGCTAATAGGATTCTTCCTGGCTCTTGGGTAATTTTGGACGGTAACGCCTATCAGATCGCCAAGGCTCGATCGAATGTCTTGGAGCTCTCCAAGCCGGTCTCAGAGGATTTCTCCGGAGAGGTCATCGTTGCCGAGTACGACGGCTCCATGGTCTCCGCCGTCCTCGCAGGTTCGTCTCAGCCTATTTTGGAAGCACTCGGTACGTTTCTTTACGGACCAGGCGTGACCTCTCGCAGCATTGGCATCGACGGCTTGTCGCAGTCCAAGGGATTCCGAGCCGATGGGCCGTTCGGTGGTTGGATCAAGCTGAACCAAGAGCGCTATAAGCGCTCGGTAGAAATTCTCCGCGCCAAGTGGGGCGCCACGAACGTGGTGGTGATGTAATGCGCTTTCCATCCCTTAAGCCGTTTGCGACCGACAACTTCCGAGTCGACCTCGTCGAAGAAGATTTTCGTAACCGAGTTTGGGAGGACGGTACCCTTTGCGATTGGAGACAAGCCTGTGACTGCCCTTGCGGAACTGTATCGCAAGTCGCAGGTCGTACGGCGGCCGTGAGGGATTTTCCCCTTGATTGCCCGCTTTGCGATGGAAGGGGCAAGATTTGGGGTGAGCCGCAAGAGATCATGGTTCTTGTTACAGCCTCTTCTTCTAGCGAGGAGGTCTACAACGTCTGGGGCGAGTACTCGTCTGGAACGGTGTTCATGACCTTTCTCCCGGAAAATCTTCCGATGGAGTGGGACAAGATTACGCTGAAGCAGGGCTCGCGCATGTGGACGGAGTCTCGCATTAGAAGCAACCTGATCGACGGTGCTCGCTATCAGATTGTTAAGCGCAAGATCCTCATGGGGTCCGAATCCGATCCAACAACTCCCGTGGAGATCGAGCTCGGTGTGACCATGTGCTACAAGGGAGTGGGCCTTGGTATCGCCGACCAGACGCCTCTCGTGGAAGGGGTTGACTTCGAAGTGACTGACGAAGGGATGATCGACTGGACCAAGGGCGTGGCCCTCGGCACCGCACCGGCAGTCGGTGAGCGCTATTCAATCCGGTACTTCGCTAGGCCCGTCTTCGTCGTTCGAGACTTCCCGTTCTTGAAGCGAGACTACTACGAAGAGATCCGACGTGAGCTCGTCTACCAGAACTATCCGGTCAAGGTTTTGGCTATCCTAGAGAGCCTTGGCTCACCCATGTACACAAATCCTGCTTCTCCACCTGATTCAGGACCGTAAACATGGCTACCAAGAAGACCGGTATCTACATCAAAGGATTCCGATCGGGCTTCGGCTTCGGAGACTTGGAAAAGACTAGCTCGTATCCGAACCACGGTAACGAGAATTTTGAATTTATAGTAACTCAGATGGGGCGAGCCCTTGGGTTCTCTAATCGCCTCTTGGGTGAAAGCGAGTCAGAGTCTGTTGATCGGACTGCGATACAGCATCGCCACACCGGTAGGGGTCGAGGCGCCGTCGCTGGTATCAGGTCAAAAGAGTTCAGTATTCCAGAAGAAATCGGCCACAAGCTGGTTAAAAAGATAGAGAGCATTTGGCGCACGGAGGCTAAGAGTGTCCTCAGTGGCACGGCCCTGTACGACTACATCCGAGCTATGAAGGTCGAGTTCGTAAATCAGTCCATACGAATGACCTTGGACGGCTGGGAAGCAGTCTCCCGTGAAGTCGGCTGGGCGCCACAAGCCGGGGGCTTGGCCGAAGGCCTTGGTAAGTACGACGGTACGCTACACGACATGAAGCCGATGCTCTTGGGAGGCGCTTCTAGGAAAGTGATCCCAATGCGGCTTGAGGGTACCAAGGAAGAGTTGATGTCTCGTCTAGCAAGAGACGTCGAGTCAAACAAGATAGTCCCGCCCAAAGCTCGTGGGCTGGAGCCATTGGATCCGAAACGGGTCAAGTTTTCCCGTAAGAAGATAGAGAGCCAAGTAGAGGATGCTTTTGCTACTGCGTACGGTAAGAGGGTAGATATTTCAAAGAAGGACCGCTTTGTACCTGGCGAAGGTGAGCCAATACTCAGGAACCTTAGGCGCAAGTACACCAAGAGCTTGCTTGAGACCTCCAAGGTCATGAAAAGCCCCAATGCTATGACGACGCAGTGGGATAGTATGTTCGGTAAGATTCCTAAGGTCCGAAGCTTGGGTACGACGACATTCATAGTGTTTAGAACCGTCACCGACGGGACTCTATCCCTCGAAGAGCCTGTGCGTGGTAGGGGCAGGCGGACTACAAAGAAATATAAGAGAGCTCAGCTCAGGTCGAAAGAGATGCGCAAAAAGTGGCTCAGCAAGGGTAGGGCGCCGATCCAGCTTTTAGAGAAGATGCAAAAAATAGCCTATGACGAAATAATGAGAGTTGCCCTCATACTTTCTAAGCGCTCTGCTCCTTCCATCCAAGACGTTTGAGGTAAAGGCGGTAACCTTATGGAGTTCGCTAACTATTATTTTATCAGAGCTTTGGAAATGGGCTGGGAGATCCTTAAGACCCGGGGCGATGAGACTTGGTCCAAGCTTTTCCCGCGATCAATTCCAGAGCCTGAGTGGAAGCGGGCTCGCGAAATAATCCTGAAGACGGACATTCAGTTCAGGTTAACCTACAGCGTAGGCATAACCAACGAGAACACCAGCGTCGTGGCTACCAGCTTGGACGGACTCCAGCCTATGGAGGGCAACCCGTTCACGATAGACCCGAACGTCGACAAGTCGTCTTGGTCTATCGATGAAGGCGTCGTAAGCGTCTACATCATCTCGTACAACGAATTCCTGATGATGACGCTGGCCAATATTGTCAGGTCAATCATCAACAGCTTCGTGGCGGACGGCTGGTTCATCCGCGCCGGCTTCGATATGGTCGAACGCGCCAAGACGGAGGACCTTCGTCCAGAAACAGGTACGATGCCAGAGAACGTTACTAAATACATTCGGCATCAAACTTGGAAGTGCGCCATGACTACGGAACTTCCTCACATTGAAGGCCCGTTTGATTGGCCAGTAAAGCCGGTATTCATAGCTGACGTAACTGCGTCCGCTAGTTCCATTTTGAACCCCACGACTGGAACGGAGTACCAACTGGGTGGGACATATTTCGGCGGGGTTACCCCTGAACCGGACACTGACAAGGAAGGCTAATCATGCCCGCAGGTTTTTTCGTTGACGGCAAGCTTACGTACCGTCCGCTTGTCTCGGTCATTACCGAGTTCGCGGGTCGCTCCGGCCTTGGGCCGGCGAACAAGGTCCTCGCGGTCGTGGGAGAGTTCCCCTTCCTTGAGAAGGACGTTCCGTACCTCTTCACGTCGCAGACGTCGTTCCTGAGCTCCGTGCCCGTGAACAACACGATGCGCGAGCTCGCGAACATCATTTACAACCCGAGCACGGTCGCTCCGTTCGCTGGCTCGCCGGCCGGTGTTATCCTGCTCAACGTCAAGCCGAATACGCGCGCGACCGGCTACCTTCAGCATGAGCTTGAGAGCGTTCTCTATAACAACGTCCTCATCTCCGCAAATGTCTGGGGCTTGGCTGGAAACTCGACTGCGGTTTCGATCACTGAGCGGGACGATGGCTCCAACGCCATTCTTGTCTCGAACGGCGGCGTTACCGAGTCGTTCAACTCGCCGTCTGGCGAGGGCACGTTCCGCGTCGGCTACGATTACACCCCTCCTGCCGGCGCCACTAGCGCGTACGGGCTCATCGTCGGCGCGGACTCCGTGCTTGAGCTGGTCAAGGAGTCAGGTGAGAAGCAGGCGCAGATCCTGTTCGCCACCGTGATCGACGACTCGTGGGAAGTGGCTAACGCCACTGAGACCTCGTGGGTCCCAGACGCTCCTATCACTGGAACGGTCACCGTTCAGCCTACCGCAGGTAGCTCGGTCAATGGCTCGCTGACGGTCAACGTTGTCGGTTACGATAGCACGGGTGCCGCTGCGACTTTTAGCCACACCTTCACAGAGGTCGCTATCGAGGCCGGGTCTCCGATCGCAGTCGTGTCTGACGTGGTTTTCAGCCGCGTCACCCGCGTCGCTATTTTCCCGCCCGCCTCGGGTGGTGCGACGAGCTGGAGCGGCTCCTTCAACTTCTCGGGTAAGGTCGTCGATATCGGGCCTGACCTCGGGCACGAGACTGTTTCCCAGGCGATTCAGTACGTGAACTCGCTGAAGGGCTTCACCGCTTGGACCGAGTCTTTCAAGGCTGCGACGACTCCTTTTGAGGAGCTAGACCCCCGGGCCGCAGTTGAGATCGACGTCCCTGCGGTCTCTGTGGCCAAGCTCAATGCCGAGCGCTGGAACCTTATCAAGTCTTTCCAGAGCTACTCCAAGCTTGTCACGGTTGAGGACCTCACCCCGCGCGGGCACGTTCCGGTCCTTCCGACCTCGCTCGTGCTCCTGGGTGGCTCCGAGTCGGCCACGCTGCCGACCTCGTGGCTCTCGGGCTTCACGGCCCTTATGACCTCGCCGGTCACGGTTCTCTTCCCCTACACGAACGACCACGATGTTCACGTCGCGGCGCTTGACCACGTCAAGCTCATGTGGGGCAAGGGGCAGCGCGAGTGCCAGCTGGTTGTGGCTCCGACGCCCAACATGACGCTCACCGAGCTTAATGTTAAGCGCCGCGACCTTCAGGACTTCCGGGTCACGATGCTCCCGCACTCGATCCGCATCGCGCAGTGGAACGGGACGACCTCTGCGTACAGCACGCTGTACACGGGTCTGATGTTCGCCTCGATGCAGTGCGCCAACCCGGAGATCGGTCTCCCGATGGGTGGCGGCAGCCCGCGCGCTCTCGCGTTCAACGGCCACTCGTCGATCATGGGGACGGACGCCGCCGACACGCTCCTCGAGAACTGCATGACCCCGCTCGAGGATCTTGGCGACGGCATCAAGATCGTTCGCTGGGTTACGACCTACAGCGAGGACAACGATCTCGTCCGCACCGAAGGCTCCTCGGTCGAGGCGATCGGTTTCTCGAACATCGGCGTTCGCAACGCGGTCAAGCCGTTCCTCAACACGAAGGCCACGCCTGCGGTTGCCCCTGCGATTCGTTCCGCCATCGCGGCCGAGCTCGCGGACCAGGTCTACCGTGGTGTTCTCCGTTCGTGGCAGGCCGACTCCCTCGTCGTCGAAGAGACGTCCACGTCCTTCCTCGCGCGGTACACGATCTCGCCCGTCCTCCCCGTTAACCACATCGCAGTCACCTCCGTGGCGATTGCGTTCCCGATTGCGTAAGGAAGGTGACCCATGGCTACTGAGCCCAGGCGCGCATTTACTTCTACCCGAGCCCGCGTGTCGGTCAACGGCACCATCATCGGATGGGTCAACGACTTCTCGGCTTCCGAGTCGTTCGGTAACGTTCCGATTCGCGTTTTCGGCGACGCTGCCGTGCAGCTCTTCGAGACCGTGGCGTACAACGTCAACGGCTCGTTCGGCTACATGCACATCCTCACCGAGCCCCTGAACGCCGTTGGTGGTGGCAAGACTTGGTTCCCGCTTGACTGGTACGGGAACCGCGAGGCTGAGAACCGCAAGATCATCGACTACGTGCCCGGCACGATCGATCTTCTCGACTGGTACTCGGGCACGACGGTCCTGAGCATTCAGGGCTTCAAGCCTGAGGGTCGTGTCTTCCGCCTCTCCGAGGGCGCGATCACGATGGTCAACGCGACCTTCGTGGCGACTACGTTGACGGAGCGCAAGGCTGGCACGATTTAATCGGCCTGTTTACTGAACAAAGGCGTCTGTCGTTGACAGGCGCCTTTTTTCGTTTAAGGGTTAAACTCCCTAATCGGAGTAACATACATGGACGAGAAGAGCCTCCTCGCTGCAACCCGCGCCAAGCAGATCATCGAAGAGAAGCCGGCTGAGAAGCCTGCTACCAAGCCAAGCCAGATCCCGGTGACCTTCGATTACTACTCAGAGTCTGGTGAGGAGCTGACTTGCACCTTGGCGATTCGAGTATTGAACTTCGATGAGCGCAACTACGCCCGTATCTTGGCAGCCACGCTTGCGAACGGAAAGTTCAACATCTTGCCAGACGATCACGCCGCGTTCCTGACAGCCTTGGCTACTATCTTTACGATGTGGCCGAACGAGCTCCCGAAGGAGCTCCAGAATCTCCTCCACGAAGACGAGATCTTGGCCATTAACGTCTATAACTTGATTGAGGGGCATCGGATTGCCCGATTTCGAGGAGACGGAGCAACGGGCCCGCGCCGCTCGGCAGCGGTTCGACTGGCCGATTCTCCGTAAGGCACTGCTTCCCGCTCCTCCTGTAGCAACAACTGACCCTAATAGACCTCTCTGGCCTCAGTGTCAGTTGTTGGAGTGGTTTTTACTGTCGTTAGACGACGAGAGCTATAAGTCTCTGCACCGTGGAGATACCATCGAGGGGACTGACATCCCAGCTTCCGGCGATCCTGTTATGGATGCCGAGATAGCGGCCTTCTACAAGGGGAAGAAGCGTGGCTAGCCCTCCCAGCAACCAGACGATGCGCACTACCATTGAGACGCACTACGCGACCTTTGGTATCAACAACATTGACGCTGGTACGCAGGCCTTCATAAAGCAGAAGGCCGCCATCGATGATGCTTCCGATCGTCTCTCCGATTATTCGAAGAAGATGGTCCAGAATGACTTCATCCAGCGCAGGCAGGAGGCAGAAGCCAGGGGCGTTAAGCTCGGTAAGCAGAGAGCTGAGGTTGTCGAAGTCATTCCTGTTGACGTTGATCCCAAGACCGGTGCCACGAAGTCAGGCATTAAGGTCAAGGGCATCATCATGGAGCGGATGACGGATGAAATTCGAGACGCTGCGGCGGCTCGGATCTCCGGCGCGCAAGCAAGAAGCGGGTTCAGAGCGAAGGCCGGCGCCTTCGAGACTCTTCGAAATATCTACCAAGGCATGCTCGGCGGGCCCAACGCCAGTGGCGCTAATACTCAGCTCCAGATGCTAGACGACCTTAAGGCGGCGTACCTTTCTGGTAACGAAGCTGAAAGAGCAAACGTATCTCCCTTCGTCAATTTTCTTAATAAAAATAGAAAGCTTTTAAGGCGTTTCGCACGAGGAGCGTTCGCCGATATCAGAGGGGAAATCAGTCAAGGCTTGGCCGTTGGGGACGTGATCGGCGCTGTCGGAAAAATGGAGCGCGCTGACGTAGACGTCTCCGTCGTCAAAGAGGAGCGCGACCGCGACAAGGCGCTTAAGGATCTCAAAGATACATTACTTAAGCAGCTAGCGCGGTTAGTGCCATTAGAGAGCAGCAAGGCCCCATCAAACCTCGCCGGCCCGATTACTCCTAGCGCGCTGCAGCTACAGCAAGCCGCGCTCGCCAACCTTATTAATGATCCTACTGTATCTGTTGAGGACAAGCGTGCCCAAGTCGAGTCTTTAAAAGAGAACGTCGACGAGTTAGAGAAGGCCACAAAGGGCTACGAATCTGCTGCTAAGGCAATAAAGCAGCTTGAGGAAATGGCGACCAAGCTCGGAAACGCGTTCTACCGAGCTCAGATTCAGAACCCTGCCTTAGCAGGTGCAAGCCCCAGGCTTTTTGCTAAGCAAGCCGACACCGAACTTTTTCAGGAAATGGCTAGGCGTGCCTCTGGTGGCAAGGGCGTCGGCTTTGAAAAGGCTAAAGATTTAGTTAGCCAAGGAATGGACGTAGCCAAGGAAGCTAAGAAAGCCATAGATCAGGAGATCGAAGACCTTAGGAAGTCAGCGTACAACGAGCGAGCCAGCGTCCATCGGGAAGAGCTGACCAGAAGGTACGCAAGGCACCCGCAAGGCAGGTCGCTCGCAAGACAGATGCTGTCTCATTTAGACGATGCGTCTAGGGCGAGGGATCGAGGAGCGACGGATGAGGCCACTCTGGCGGACGCCAAGGCAGCTTCGGATCAGGCTAAGCTTGAGAGCATCGATAAGCAGATTGCACGAGACCGTTTTGTTCGCATGCGCCAGTACGGCGCCATTGCTAGGTTCGGTCGGGGCGTAGCGGACCCCATTGCTGCTGCGTACTCAGGCGGAACCGCTGGGTTGGGTGAGTCGAGCGTCGGGCTCATTGGGACTTTGGGTCAATTCAGCACCAACATGGCCATGCCTCACCTGATTAGAAACGGTTTCGCCAACTCTTCCTGGTCTGCGCGAGCGGGTTTTATCGGTGGCATCGCCCTAGCTGGTGCAGGGGCTGTGGCGTCGGCAGCTTATGGACGAGGATCCTCTGTGCTAGACAGGGCGGACGCCTCGTCTGCAAACTTTTTGCCAGCGTACGAAGGTTTTGCTACTGCCAATCGTGCAGAGCTCATGGGGACTTTTACGGCAGAGCAGCATCGCGAGATGCAAGAAAAAGCGATGCTGCAGTTTGACGACGACGCCTCTAACTCAGGGCTTGCGAACTACCTGCTAGGCCCGCTCGGATACGCTGACTCCCTCACGGATCTTCAGGACGCACAGGCTAGGGCCAGAAGGAGGTCTTCGGCTCAAGGAGGCCCCAATTTAAGTGACGAAGAGCAGGCCGCCTACTCCCAACTTATGCGGCAGCGCGTGCAGGAGCAGCTCTTCTCAACTTTCGGCCAAGGGAAGGGCAACGTTTCTAGGGAGCAGATCGGAGAGGCCCTCTCTGCGTCCGGCCGTGGCTTCGGCACCGAGTTTGACGTGGGAGTTCGTCCCGAGGGCATGACCGCCGAAATGTTCGGGGCAGGTAGTGCAGCCTCCTACGCCAACATGCGGGGCCTGTCTGTTGCCTCAATCGCAAGACTTTCTGCCCTTCAGCCGCGCTTCGGAGTTACCAACTACAGCCAGATCCCAGGCTTGGTCGGCGCCGGAGGCTTCGGCTTCCGTGGCGGTGCTCGAGACTCCTTCATTGATACGATAAATGAGCGCGTCAGCTCCGCCGCCCTTAGCGGAGAGACGCCTGAGCTCGCCATGCGTAATCGGCTTTATCAAGGAGCCGTCGACGCCGGTGGGAATAAGGAGCAGCTCGCCAACGCATACGCCTCTTCCATAGGAAACATGGGAGATTTCCGGCGTGGTCTTTTTAAGGGTGCAGCCGACTTTTCCAAGAAGCTGATGCTGATCAAGGCTGTTTCTACCGGAGGCTCACTCCAAGCAGCGGACGACCTTCTTGCAAATCAGGGCGCGGGCTTCACCGAGATGGACCGCCTAAACGACGCCATGCGGACCAGCTCGTTTATGGCCGACGCTGAGATGCGGTACGAAGGCTTGTCGAGCAAGACGCGAGAAGCCCTTAAGGCCAGCGCCATGTCAGGTGGCGGAACCGTGAACGAAGAGCCCGTAACGCCAGAGTCTTACTTCAACAGAGGCCAAGATGTCGCTGCTTCGGAAGCAGACGCTGCGTCCGAGCGCAGCGTGAGTGAGAAGCGGGACATGGCGAACGTGACGGCCAGCTTCGATAAAGCTACATCTAGATTTGCTAACGCGGTGCAGCGCTTTGCAGCGGGGATTTTGCGATGAACTCTTTCCGAGCGGTCGAATTTCACAGGCACGAGCGCGAGAAGCCGGTCATCTTTTTCGATGACATCACTTCTTTGCAATGGAGTAGCTCTATCGTGCCGCCGCACGGGCAAGCGGTTATTGCGCTGACCCTGCCGTTAAACCAGTTCGACCTGGTGTTCCCTGGTGACTGGGTCGTCGTGCGAGACAACACAGGCCGGACCGTTTTCTTGGGCCGGGTCATGAACACCAACGACGGCATCTCTGTAGCGGAGAATGCTGCTATCACCAGTCAGCTAGTCACCGTTCAGGCTGAGTCGTGGCTCGATTTCTTGAATCGCGTACAGGTTTTCGCCCCGGATGGTGACCTCGGGGAGAGCGCAGGCACGCTCTTTACGATTCCAGACTGGTCTCGGGTCACCGAAGAGATTCTGTCCGACCAGGTCGGTGGCAAGCTAGGACAGTCCCTTGAGCGACTTTTTCGCGCCATAGCCTTGGTCAAGCTGCCGAGCAGCTTGGGCGGTGGTGGTCTTCTGAAGGACGTTATCTCCGTAGTTTACGACGATGACAGCCGCGCGCACTACGCGCCTGACATGGTCGTCGAGTCACTGCCCAACGTTGGCATGTTTCCGACACACCTCGGATTCCAGACCGTCCGCTCAACTGTCTACCAGATGCTCAGGTCTATCTTCGTTCCTGAGCCAAACCTCATAGAGCTCTTCGCGCACTTGTCCCCCAGAGACGAGGACCTGCCCAAGACTTTTGAATCAGGGCTAAGCGGTGTAGACGCATCGCGACCTATAACAGCAAAGCCGATGCGGATGGACGACGAGGATGCCGCTTTGCTTTATGCGGGAGGGCTAGACCAAGTACTCAACGCTAACCTCACTCAAGCACCCCCAGAAACGCCCTCTCGAACGGGCAAAAATAGCCTAGTCGAGTACCTCCGGGCGAGGCCAGTTCTGATTTATCGCGTCAAACCTTGGCGTACCAAGCCGCTCTACCAAAGCATCTTCTCGGCTGTTAACGACACCAGGCAGGGCGACGCTGGCTACCTCTCCACTGAATACTTGGTCGATATTAAAAACCCACAAGATCCATTGGCAGGTGATTGGGGTCAGAAGCAAATTCTTGAGGGAATATTTAATACGGTGACCTGGGATAAGTCGTATTTTACGATCATTCCAAAAAATAGGATGGTCGCCCTGACTCGAGTCAGGACGGACGACGCCCGAGTTAACTGCAGCTTCGCAGACCTGTCGATCATTGGAGAGGTGGAGGCTATTCGCCAGAGCGGGCTTCCGATCCGACTTGAGGAAGAGATCTGGCGTCACGGCCTACGTGTTGGGCACGTGACTTGGCCCTTCGTGATCACCCCAGACGACCCGACTCGCATCAATAACTTCATCATGTACCTGCGAAGCATCGCGGTTCAGATGATGCAGTTCTACCACCGAGGCCATGTCTTCGGCAGCGGAACCGTTAATATCATCGGCGCAGAGCGCTTGGCCAACTTCGATTACATCCCAGGCCCGAGGAACAAGACGGCTGATTATCCCAAGGGGGAGCCTGCAGAGTTCGGCGACAAGTTTATTTGGCCGCTGCAGGCCGGCCACCCCTTTGGTATTCCGATCTCGAACAAGCCGTTTGCCGGCTACGCCGAATCCGTCTTCACATCGGTCGACGTGCGCGGGACAAACATCGTCGGAAATATCCAGATCACCTACTCGCGCGGACTTTTCGGAGAAGACGAAGACCCGATGCGCGACGGCCTCATCCCACTTAAGGGTGTGGATCAGCTCCTTCCTACTAGCAAGTCTTGGGCTACCACCAAAGACTTCGGGGATAGCCAAGCAGACCCATTCAGCAGCTGCACCCAAGGAAGACCTACTGAGTCTAATTGGCAGTGGGATCCCGACCCTAGAGAGAACGGGATACCGGTCGGCCCGATGGCCAGGTCGGTTACTACAGAGCGCCATGAGATTTTCCGTAAGCCTAATTGGCTTAAGCTGTGGGCTCTTTCAAGAATACCCGAAGCCGGTCTCAGGTCTACGATGCAGGGTATTTTTGACGCGAACCCTGCGTCAGACAGGGTGACTGAGAACGACCAAGCGAACGTGGGCAAGACATTCACGGATTCCTACAAGGCGTCCGACATGGCTTGGTTCACGGCAGCCGCCATGTACGTCATCGAACGATACTGGAGGCTCAAGTACCCAACAGCCGAGGTGGCCATCGCTTCTTGGTACAGACCTTCGGACACAGACAAGCAGCACACGACCGGAACTGCCATCGACTTTAGAGTCGAGTTTTCCGCTACTGACAATCTTCCTCAGGAAGAGCTTAAAAAGCTCTCTGAAAATCCAGATGCCAAGAGGCTTTTTGAACTTACCAGCTCTGGTATCAAGCTACGCGTCCCTGCGCTTCAGACGTATGCTTCTCTCGTCCTTCTCTCTAAAACCAAGCGTATTCCCTCTGGGGGACGAGGACTCTACCTAAATCTTGGTCCGACTGGCATGAAGGGCTTAAAGCCCGAGGACGCGGGGGAGTCTTCCAGCGGAGTTGGTAAGCAAGGGGGTCCTGGCGGGTCGGGGGCCATCCATTATGACTTGAGAGGCGCTTTCGGCGTGGAAGACTGGAAGCATAGGTACATACCTAACTACTGGGCCTTCGCAGACCTAGATGGTGATGGGAAGGACGAGACCGACGGCACCCTTGATACTCTCATCAGCAAAGGCCCTTGGGTTGACCGAGACGGTAACCCCATGACTGACGCTCAGGCTGCGGTCCCAGGCTCGGACGCAGTACGCCTTGGGACAAAGATTCGAGACTACGTGATTGCTCTTCAGAGCAATGATGCGCGGTACGACGCTTGGGCAAGCAAGTACGTAATCAACAGGGAAGACGCTGCTTATATGCAGCGCACTACAACCGACAAGTATTTTCCACCGCTCTACCAAACCGCTATCACTGTGCTTGGTGGTACTGTTGCTACAGTAGGACCAGGTGTTACCGCCCCTAACGGTCAAGCGATCCCAGCTGGGGACCGAACTCTAGTCGAAGGCATTGAGGTGACGGACAGTTACGGCACACTGTCTAAATCAGTAATGCTACTCCCCTCGGGAGAGGCTCAGGCAGCATCCGGAAAACCTCTTTTTATGATTTTTGGCGGAACTCCTGTATACGGAGAGGAGTCCGGCAGTTATATGAGCGACTACATCAAACCTTTACTACCCTATAATGACGTTTTTATTGCTAAAAATAATCAAGTAAACGGTACTCAATCGTATGATTGGGTTCTGCAGAATGTAGTAGGTACCTCCAGTAGTAAGGTCCTATTCATGTTCTCGGGCGGACAGCTACCCTGCCAGGGTCTGATATCCAGATTTAACGAGTTCAATAAGATCTACTTAGTTGATCCTTATTTTAACACTAGCTTCTCACTTTTCTACCCACTAATTCAGGCAAACCCAAGTAAGTTTGTCTTTATTTACACGAAAGATTATTACCAGAACGGGATGGATTCGGCCAAGATAGCGCAGATTTTGGCGACTGGTGTAGAAAACCAGCTACTGCCTGGGACGGGTCTGACAGCGCATCTTGCTACGAACGAGACTGCTGTTAGGCACATTCTTGCAGGAGACTTTGTTTCCTTATCACACGTGGCTGCTGGTGTCAGATCGCGCCCGCATCAAGAGAAGCTTGTTATCCACACTGGGGCGCTTGTGCCCAATATTCTTCAGGTTCTAGGCTACGAGCAGTCATGCTTCTGGGAGCCCGAAGACGAGTTCCGGGAGCCGCTAGTAACCCCCACGACGGGACAGAGCTCCAACACCTTCAAAGTCACGTACGACTATCAGACGACTTGGGAAGGGTTCTTCACGGTTAAGCGGGCAGAGTCGAAGACGGTAACTCTGAACTTCCGGTACGGGCCGCTTGAGCAGCCAACTCGAGTAGGAGCTGCGTTCGGTGGCTGGTATACCGGTGTTGGCGGGACTGGTACCGAGGTCACTGCCGAGACTATAGTTACAATAGCCAGTGACCATAAGCTTTACGCTAAGTGGGCTCAGGTCACCGCTGGTGTCGAGCCTATACCTGCGACACAATCCCCGCAGATCCCGACCTCTGCGGTGTCGGTCACAGCGCCTGTGCCAGGTATCCGAAGACCGGGCGTCCAGTGAACTCAAGGGGGGATTTGTGTCTGAGCTCAGAGACAGGCTTTTGCGTGGTGGGGGCGACGAGATGGTCGTCACCCGTGTTTACACCATTGAAGGGCGCAGGCTCTGCGACCTCCGGAATCCTCAAAATGGCGACGTCTTCACCAAGGTTGCCATCTTAGAGAATATCGGGGCGTCGATAGACGCCCCGACGGAGCCTTGGAGCAAGACGCAGATCCCTTGGGAAAACCTACCCCGGGTTCTTGTCGTCTACCGCTCTTCTAAAGAGCAAGCGGGCGCCACCCCGGTCGTAGTGGGCGTTCTGTCCAACAGGTCTAACACCAATATTCAGCAGGCGGCAGGCTCTGATGCTACCCGCAGGCCATCCAACCCTGGGGTGAAGGACGCGTCCTTGGCCACTGCCAAGGCGAAGGTCATCGTTCGTGATGAAGGTGGTATCGATAACGTCGCCAGCGAGGAGTTCGTTGTTCGGGCGAAGGCTATCTTGCTCAGCGCAGGGCTGGAACCACTGAAGGCAGTCACAATCGCGGAAGACCTTAAGCAAGCCCTAGACCCGCTCTACACGGCCGTGAACAGCCTCTTGGCTTGGGCTAGCTCTTTTGCAGACTCCACAACCATCACAGCGCTGGCAGCGGCGGCGGCGCCTCCTGTTAAAACCGTTCCCGACCCCGTCGACCCAACCCCAGGCGCTTTGATAGGCGTCACAATAGACCTAACAGTCACTGGGACTCCGATAGCACCTAGTGTTGTACCGACCACTAAAATAACCGTTCCGTTCAAGCCGTACAGTGGCCCAAGCTCCATCACAAACCCACCATCGACGGAGTACGATAGTCCGAACGTGAAGGCTTCGCCCGGCCAGAGGAAGCCGCAGCCGCCGCTCACTGCTGCTTCTGATTTTGGATCTAGGCCCGTGGAGGCGTGATGTCCAGGTACTTCAGCGACCTATCTCTTAAGGAGCCTTCAAGCCTGCAGGTTAAGGGCGAGCTGTCGAAGCCCTTGGTCGTAGAAGGTGACAGTCGTATCCAGTACCCGGAAGGCTTCCCCGTCTACTCCCCACACCGCTACCTTTTGGAGCTGATGTCCAAGGGCCAGGTCGAAGACTCAATTACGCTCTTTTACGTGTCTTCGATACAGATGTCGCAGCCTCACGCGCTAGACCGTAAGTGGACATTCGGAACTGTGTACGAGCAGTCTACTTCTTTCAGAGAGCGCACGTTCTCTATCTCCGGCCGTACTGGAGACCAGCCTTTAGACATAAATAGATTCTTGAAAATGCGTAACTTTCTTGAAGACTACGCAGATAAAAAGAGAAAGACAGAAAACGCTTATACTAACAATAAAGTCTATCGACTCAGGCTCAGAGCTACTTGGGAGTGCGAGTACTTTGAGGCTTCTGTCCTGAGCTTCTCTTATCAGCGCGAGGCAGGTAACCACACCAACTCCTACACTTGGAATTTGGTTCTTGCCACGAACCAGTACGTCGAAAAGAAGGCCCTGCCGACCTTGGAAGCAGAGGCTGCCAAGCGGTCCGCCGAGCGCGCTGCGAGGAACGCTGCTCTCGAATCCACGGCGACAGCGGTCGCAGCCAAAGCTGACGCTCCTAAAAAAGAGTACGGGAACATGGAGTTCAATCGGGACTATTCCCCCGAGCTGGTGGCAGAAGCTGCCTCGATGGGAATACCTCCAGAGGAGCTCCGACGTCGGCTGAGGTCGACGGAGGCGTCGAGACTAGAGACGCTAGCTGACGAAGAGAGAATAAATCGCTACTTGGCAGAGACGGGAAGGTCTCTACCTCCCGGCGCACCTAGCATTAGGACGACCGCCGTGTCGGGAGCCATAGCTACGGTTACAGGTTCAGGCACGTCGAGAACGTCCTCCAACTGGTTCGATGACTTAACGGCTAGCTTCGCCACGCTTGAGACAAAGGCGGCCGAGGCGACCGCCTATGTGGTCGAGCTCAGTCTAAAGCCTGCCGCTCTTTATCGAAAAGCAGTGACGCCCTCTATCTCGTTGCTCTCCACGGTAGCCAACTCGGCAGCCGCCATGGTCGGAGCTGTGCACGGGACACTCCCTGCAGTAAGGCAGGGAGTCATAACGACTGCTGAAGCAGCCAAGCGTGCTTTCGACGCTTTCGACCGGGCTTGGTCCGGCCTTCAAGACCTAACTTCCGAGGAGTACTGGTCTAACTTGGTTGCCCCAATCTGGAGTAACCGCCGACCGCAGATGTCGGTGTCGGTCAACAACGTTTACCAGCCAGTCGTTGCACACCCGGCACCCTCCGGAAATAGCGGAGGCGGTGGTACAGGAACGCAAGACGCCTATAACTTGGCTTGGATCTTCTTGGGAAATCGAGGCCGTTGGCTTGAGATTGTAGATGCCAACTCTTTCCTTGATCCCTACACCAAAGCCGACGGTACGCCAATCAAGGTAGGCGACCTGATCCTGATCCCGGACCCAGATGGCATACCTGCCAAGTTCGCCTCAACAGGATTTTACGGGTCGGACCTGAAGATCAAAGATGGTGACCTTGTAATGCGAGGAACGTCTGGCCTTCAGACCGTGTCGGGTGAGGATAACTTGCGCCAGAACTTGGCGCACCGCCTAAAAACCGTCAGGGGCACCAACCGTGCTTTCCCTAGCTTTGGGCTGGAGAAGTTCCTCAACGAGCGTCAGCTGTCTACGCTAGTTGCACAGGTCTGGAGCAGCGTACTTGCTCAAGTCTCTGCTGACAGGCGAATAGGTGACGTGATAAAGCTGATAATCGAGGAGCAGCCCTCGATCTACAAGATCGGGCTGTCGTTTCGCTCAGCTAGCCAAGCCAACCTGACCTTCTCGTTCGAATATTCGCCGGAGTAACCAATGCCCATCACTCCAAGAACGCCCGACGAAATTCGACAGTCTCTCATCGCTTATCTGGTCAGCACCGGCGTGCTGACCTCTATCGACGAAGGCGACGTCGCAGGGACTATTTTCGGAGCCTTTGGGACGGAGATTTCTGCACTCGAGCACAGGCTCTTGGACTTCGTCAACGGTCACCTTCTGAACGTGTCTGGCGATCTCCTTACTGACCGCGTCGCGCAGATACCCAACGTTCAACCAAGGCGTGGTCAGGTAGCGTCTAGGGGCGGCAGCGTCTCGCTTACCAAGTCAGCATCTTTCACAGTCCTCTCGTTCGCGCCCGGACAGATCAGGATCTGCAATCCGAATAGCCCGACCATCGCCTTTGTGAATCGTGACCCGGTGTTCTTCGACTCTCCAACGCTCACGATCGATGACCTGTACTTCTCTTGCATCGTTACGGGGTCGAACACAAACGCTCCTGCAGGAACGATTACTCAGATTCTGCAGGGTGAGGGCTTAGAGAGCTGCATAAACACAGCACCTTTCACCGAGGGTTCTGATCGCGAGCCCGACGAGCTTCTGCGCCAGCGAGCGATGGCCATGATCCTTAGCTTGGCTCGCAGCCAAGCTAATGCTATTGAGGCTATTGCTCTTAATTTTGTCGATTCAACCGGGGCAAGCATTCGCCACGCCAAGGCCTTCGAGTACGCCGACGGCCACCGGGGCTACACCGAACTTGTTGTTTCCGACGGCCAAGGCCTTCCAGGTGCCACACGCGCAGCCTCTACTACTCGAGGGAGAATCCCAGAGTTGCAAGGGGGCACCCGGCAAACCTTCTGGTTCGACTCCCCGGCAGCCGATAGGATTTCTCTGACGGTCGAAGCCCCGCCGGAGTTCTCCACCCAAATCTATCGCTCGCCCCAGTCTTGGTGGATTCCGATCGAAGAGAAGGGCGTGGCTTGGACTCAGGAGCCAACGCCTTTCCTCCCACCAGGCACCCTTTGGACGATCGCAGGCCATCGCGTCTACCAAGGCTGGGTGGCCGAGTTCCAAGACTACGTAAACCGTACCTGCACGGCTGCAGGGACACGGGTACGCGTCGTTGTGCCGCAGATTCAGATCGTTAATATTACCGCCAACTGCATCGTTCGGGCGGGATATTCGATTCCTGCGGTCTTCGCTGCGGTGAGAGACTACATCATCGAATTTTTTAATCGCCTTGGCCCCGGTCAGCCAGCTTTTATTCACAAGCTGCACGACTGGGTTGCGCAAGCAGCAGGGATTGAGAATATCATCTTCGACCAAGACGACCTCTACCCTGGAAGCCCGCGCACCAAGCTGGTGACTAACGTTAACAGTGTGACCCTGAGGTAATCATGCCGACCGGAGACAAGGTCATTTTCCCGCTGACCAATCAGCGCGTCGACAAGAAAGACCTGACTGACATGTCGGTCCTGATTCAGGAGGCGGTCGCGCGTACCGTTGCTTCGCTCTTGGGTGAAGGCGGGGGTGCCTTGACCACCGTTCCGTTCACATGGAACACCGGCACGGACACGATTTTCATCGGCCCTTGTATGCTGGCGTGCAGCATCCCTAAAACTGGGGACACTAGCAATAATCTTCTTGAGGGTGGAGTTGTAATTCACGACCCAGACCGGCCTGCGCAGAACGGACTGTCTAGCATCACCTTGGGCGGGGCCAACTCGGGTTATCTCTGGTTCAAGCGTGGCACAGCAGACGTTGACGTTGACAACCGCGCCTACTGGCCGGCGCCGGGATCCGGCGAGCAGGTTTCTCCGGTTGCGACGCGTAACAGGGAGCACGCCCTCTTCACTATGACGGCGCTCGTGGACGATACGCTGATTAACCCAGCCAACGGCTGGACTCGATTCGCGACGTTCCGCCGCATTACGACGGACAGTCCCGTAACAGTCGCTGTCACGCCCATTTCTGCCCTCGGAGACGATCGCGGTACGGGTGAGGGCTCGATTAGCCTCATGGGAGCGATCGCCGAGCAGCAGACAGCAGGGGCGAATACCCCACCACTCCCTGCATCGACGACTACTTCTCGAAAGTGGGGCCTGAACCGCTTGGCTCAGGACACCATCTCAAACATTCTTCAGATCAAAGACTCTGAGGTCACGTTTGACAGCACGACCCGTGCGATCACGGCTAACCCGAACAACACGACTTGGAGAACCCCAGCCCAGTTGGGAATCAGGCAGATCAGCTCGCAGCTGGCCTCACTTCAGGAGCAGATATCGCTGATCTCCAACAACCTGGTCACTGCGCTTGAGGCGACGCCAATATTGCTTGGCTTCGTCTACGTTCGAGTCTCAGGCGGGCTCCCAGGGAATAATTTCCTATACGAGCTCAGCATAAACCACGGCACAGGCGCTGCTGGAATAGGCTACGCGTCATTTGATGCTGAAATAATAAGCCCAGCAGACGCCATTATAAATACGTCAGCATTCGGCGTGGACATCAAGTTCACGGTAGGTACTGCGGCAATCGATCACATCGTCGCTACATCGTCGATGCGCCAAGATTGGTCTGCAGGAGACGAAGGTGATGATCCGCCAAAGCAGCTCATAACCAGCGCCACGTGGGCTAGAAGCTGCCTCATCAGCTACATCAACTTCCCAAAGTCAGCGGGCTCGATCCCCGAGGCAGGGGACGACCCGACCGGCGGAACTTACGGTCTCGTCCCAGGCCAGTTTGTTACGCGAGTTAAGGTTGCACGCGCTGACGGCTCAACAAGGCCTGAGCCATTCACCCTTGCTGTGTACGGTCGTAATACTATCAACGCCCTCGGAGGTTCGCTGTGAGCAGTAAGCCAGTCCCCGTCATCGGACCCGCTCCAGTTTTTGAGCTCACAGACCTCCCAATCGCCACGGTCACGCTTAGCGGTGCTGATAGCGAACCATCGTCAGGGGCCACGGCGATCACATCGTGGCTTTGGGTTCTGCACAGCAAGCCACCCGGGTCTGCCGCAACGCTCTTCAACGCTGAGACTCCTGAGGTTCAGATCCTCGACATCGACGAGCCGGGCTCGTACCTCGTCAGCCTGCAGGTCACTGACGATCTCGGCCGCTCGTCGCACGCAGGAATCGAGCCCGCGCAGTCGACCTCGGCACCTTACGCTTTCTCTTTTCCAGTAACGACGTCGATGGCGGCTGTTCGGGTAAGGAGCCTGAGCGGCTTAACGAAGGTCGCTTACGGCGAGCGACAGTGGCTTGAGCACGGCCTTTGGCCGCTTATCGATCGTATTGACCAGAACTCAAGTGCGATCGACTCCTTGGCGTCGCTAGGGAACGGTCAGATTTACGCTGACGATATCTACGAGTTCACGACCGGGCACGAGATTCACGTCCATCATCGCGTGAGCATTGACGCGATCAAGAACAGAACAGGCCACTTGACCCTTAGTACTACAGGCGTCAAGAACATCGCGCTGGTATCGTCCGACGACATCACCGCCTACGCCGTGGACGGCGTAGGCATTTCGGCTGGAAATGACGTTGCTGTCGTCGCAGGCGGCAACACGAACATTACTACTTCGGGAGCGGACTCTTATATCAGGGCCAGCTTCTCTGCCTCAAATCCCTCTAAGATTATTCAGCTCGAAGGATACCCGACTTCTTACGCACCTAAATATAATACTACCACGGGCGGGATATCGTTCCAAGATATAGGATCTGAGGCAGATCTCACCTTCGCCGGATCGACGATAGCCTCCTACAGATACGAGGCTCTTACTGGCGGTGGCCTGCTACCTAATTTTTGCTTACAGTTTTTCTCCGCTTTTGGATTACGGAATTTTACCGCTGGGGCGGGAAAGTACGTCAAGCTTTACTTAAACATGTACAAGCAAGGCACCTCAGACAAAGTCAGGTGCTTAGAAATACAGCTCACGCCCGACGCGACTGGCCTTATTAGTGATCAAACACTCACCACCACTGGCTTTACCACCTCAGTCGGTAAGAACGTGGCTTCGACCGCTGTTACTAATCTGAATTTAACAGATTCAACTTCTGTAACTCGCTCCGATTACGGTCTCGGTAATACGTCGGCCGGTAATTTTTTGGAGGACGGCTTTGAGTACAGGTTCGGATTCAGCGCAGAATCTAACTCTGTGACGATGCCTAGCATGAGGAACAGCAGCGTTATGTTTAATCTCCTCCGGAGGGCATGATGTGGTCTGGGGCAGGAGATGTCGTTTTTGGGGGCGCGGGTGACCCTTACGGGTGGCTCAGCAGTGGTGCGGGCGACCCTTACGGATTTCTTGCTCTTCGCGAGGGCGTCGTCGTCATCGGGAGCGAGTTTGTTTTTGACCTCGAAGAGAAGATCACCCGCCAAGCGTCCCCTTGGGAGTACTCGCAGCAGGGTGGGACTCTGATTGACTTGGTCAGCACCTCAAGCCCATGGGCTCCAGGGGATTACAAGGTCAGGCTAAAATCCTGCCTAGGGCAGTATTTTCCAGACCTGTACCCGAACGCTCACTCAGGCTTGGAAGGCCGAGACGACAGGATAAACCCGATGTACGGCAGGCGGGTTCTGAGATTCGCCATGCCTATGGTTCCGCTTGGGGTTTATACCATCCAGATCCTCTACGCTGGCTACGTCATGGAAATCCCAGACGCGATACGGGCCGTGCCCGACCCGAGCTCTCTCGAGGTCAACCGCTACCGGGGATTTTTCAACGTCGAGGTCTACTCCAAACGCGGCCCCGTTACCTAAGGGCGCCATTCCTTGCACCCGTCATTGTTTGGATGACAGGCTGCCTACGATCGACTGAGAGGATCTGACATGCCACCTATCCCCCGCGTTACTGGGCCAGCTGCCTCCTACGATAACCCACCCGGGACCGTCAGTCTCTCCGCCACCACGTCCACCGTCGGACCTAACCCGGTGTATGAGTGGGCTTTAGTGACGTATCCGCCCAGCCTTTCGCCAGCACCTATTCTTACAGGGGCGAACACTTTGACCCCTACGCTCAGTGGGGCGAATGGTCGCGGGACGTACGTGGTCTTCCTGAAGATCACGGACGACACCGGGTCCTCACACGCAGCACCCTATCCAACGCAGGCGGTCGCGGAGCCCTTCAATTTTACCTCCCCGCTCTCTACCGCGTTCGGTGTGATTCGTGTGAAGGAGGTCTCAGGGCTCGTTAAGCCCGCGCGCGGGCAGTATGGTTGGATCGAGGACCTCTGGGCCTTGGTAGATCGCGCTGGAAACCTTTTTCCTTACTACGACGAGGCTACAAATTCGCTGACTGCGGATTCCATTGTCCCGGCAGGTCAAGGCACAGACGTCACCGTCAACGGCGTTCTGATTCAGGACCAGCAGACCGCTGGATTGAATGAGAAGTTTTTTACTATCAGGCACGAAGTAGGCGGGGATCATGTCAAGCTGCACTTTGAGTCACACGGAGCTTCGCTGAGCAGCTTCGACGGTCTTAATTTGTCCGGTACCGGCCAGCTACTCGTTGAGGTTGAATCCGTCGACGTGTCCGCTGACAACGGGGACATTCGCCTTAGCGCTAGTGGGGACGCAACCGTGGAGGCTGACTCTGACGTCAACGTCACTGCGGTAGGCGATATAACGCTGACAGCAGGGGCTATCTCCCTGGTCCCCACGACAGATACTACGACGCTTAAGCCCATCAGGGCCCCCGGCATTCCGGCCATTCAAGCGTACTTTACAAAATCAGATTCCCCGATCACGGGGGACCTGCTCGACTCTCCGCCAGTTTTTACGCGCCATCAAGAAGGGTCGGAGCTCTGCGCCGACTTGACACTTGCTTGCCTGCTCCCTGCCGGAGCAGGTGCGATAACTTGGGAACTGAACCGAGTTGTGGACGGTGTAACCTCTACGCTGCTCTCCAACGTCTTCCCAGTTATAGGCCCGGGTGCTAACTGGCGTGTGCTTACTTTCAGAGTCGAGACAAAGCTCACGAACACTTATACGATAACCGAGATCGAGCGCAGGCAGACGGGGACGTCAGCGCCCAATGGTGTACCTATAACGGCCACGCCAGCATCCACCTGTACCTTCACCGAAGAGGACTTGGTTGGAAAGGATGTCTCCTTCCAAGTTAAGGTGCTCTCTTCGATTGACCAGTTTTACGCTCAAGGGACTTTCTGCCTCTACAATCCGCATGAGCAGGACGTGCTCTGATGCTCACCGTTGGAGCAGGAGACAGCCTAGGCGGCCCTCCTCCAGGAGGGGCAGGCAATTATTTGCTCACCCCGACTCCGGGCACAGGCTGCGGCGACCCGCTGCTTGATATCCCTGCGATCCTTAACGTCCGAATTATAAATTCGGAGAGCATTGAGATCGTCGCTTCAAGGGCGGTTCTCTTAGAGAACTTCTCTCTTGAGGAGCTGGTGCCGTACGGCAGGTCTTTTGTTCTCTCGTATAGTCGAACGGCTCCTGGCACCTACCTGCTTGCACTGACTCCGCTCACCCCGAATGGGGTCTACCGTCTTGTTTGCGAGCAGGTAGAGGTCTCAGGACTAGTCCGGTTTGGAATCGACGTAGATATTCTTGCCCCGCCAGATTTGGAAAACCCGGAGGGTGAGATCATCGCGCTTGTTAGGCCGAGAGCCTTTGGACTTTTGGAGGCTCTGACTTTCGCGGCAGGTAAAGAGCTCCAAGCCGTCGGAGGTCGACCCACGACCCGCGTTTCTGAAGACTTTCCGATCGGCGGTCAGTACCTGCGCGTCAAGAGCACCCTTGGGTTCCCGGCGTCGGGCAGCATCTCGATCGACGGAGTTAAGGTCGAGTACACAGAAAAGGCAGACACTGCCTTTAAGCTCGCCAGCTACAACATAGCCGAGTTTGCCACTGGGGATATTGTTACCTCCGTGACCCGAGACATAGAGTCCAGGAGCAGGCTGTAATGCGCGCGCTTTGGTCCCAGATGGAAGAGGCTTGGCGCGATACGCTTGTTCACCGCGCTGAGGGAACTGCGTTCCGAGACCTCGCTCGGATTTACGGAGTACCGGTTCCACAGGGCTCCGAGATTCCAGAGCTGAACTGGCGAAGGGTGCTCCATACGCTTGCGTACGGGTCCCGTGGTACTTTCCAAGCTACCTATGACGCCGCTCGCCTCGCCTTTTCTTTTTTGGACGTCAAGATAACCGGCAATCTTGTATTTTTTAATACAGGCCTTCCTGGGACAGAGCGCCTTAGCATTATCAGCACCCAGTGGCAGAGCAAGCATGTCAACCGACTTGTCAGGATCGGAGACGAGCTTTTCTTCACGGACAATTACACGGCGCTCTCCGACGAGATGGAGCTGGTAAAGGTAAAAACCCTTTATTGGAGTGCCGCAGACTCTAAGGCTTGGGAGCGTCACCGAGGCGCGACGGAGTTTTTTGTCCTACCGTTCGTAGCTCACGAACGAACCCCTGGCCGCCTGATCGACTACAACGTAGCTGGCCAGCCTGAGGGCTCCGATACTTTCACGTCTGGCGACGGCTGCTTGTTCGAGCTGATATTTTTCGAATCACAGCAAGACCTAATCCCAAAGACTTGGTTGCTTGACCCAGACTACACCTCCGAGCCAGCCGTCTATACGCCCGTCAGCGTCCCCTACGGCGGCAATGCCCTGACGGAAGAAACCGTCATCGGAAACCCGTACAACACAGGCCCACACCCGTTGTACGCCTACGATACCGACATCTACAAAGGCACGAGCCGCATATTCTCTAGTACACTGGCTTCCGCAGTAGAGTTCTTGGCGGTCCTCAACCCACCACCTTTGGTAACACCTGCGCCAGTCTGAACGCAGCGGCTTCATTTTAGCTGACAAGCTATTTATTTTCCCAGAATCGGAGGCGCAATGAGCGAGCTCACCACATTCAACCGCCCCTTGAACTTCAAGGGGCTTCAGGTCACCGGGCCAATGCGCCCGAAGAACGGCGAGGTCGTGCTCGACGGCGCCAACACGGACTACGATCCGTCGCGGTTTTCGGCGCACGTTGTCCAGTGTGACGCGCCCTACACGATCGAGGTCCTCGGGCCTTCGCGCGTTTGGGCTTCTTACCCCGGGCAGGCCGGTGGGCTCAGCAACGAGATCGCGATTATTCGCGGTCGCTGGCTGGGCATCAAGATCCTCACTGAGGGCCAGGTTTGGTTCCAGTCCGACCGTCACGGCGACGCTTGGGCGGGCGTGTTTTAAGGAGCTGCCATGTACCCCGACGTTGTCACTGATCGTAAAAACTCGGATGTGTCAGAGCCTCTTACCGCCCAGCAGGCGGAGGTTCTGGACAAGCTCCTTAACCCCGCCGGAAGTCTCTTCCGCGTGGGTGGGCGCATCGCAAAGGCAGAGGCCACGCTTGCTGGCGCTCCCCTCATTGAGGGCAAGTCCGGCAACACCATCCTCATCACCAAGGAAGGTGGTGAGTATGCGAGCCTGCAGGACGCAATCGACGCCGCAGTCCCCGGCGACGTGGTCGTCGTGGGTGCGGGCAACTGGGGTGACGTCGTGCTCAAGGGCGGCGTCAGCCTCGTGGGCCTGCAGCCTCCCAAGGCCCTGCAGGTTGTCCTCAGCAGCCTGACCTTCGCGCCTGACGAAGGTGGCACCGCAGCAGACAACACGGTTTACGTGTCGAACCTGCTCATCAGCGGTGGTGGCGATGATACGCTGCTGACGCTCGGCGGCGACGATCCCATCCGGGCTTACTTCAGCGGAGTGCGCGTCTACCGTGATGAGGCTACTGCCACGACGGCCATGGTCGTGTGCGCGGGTGACGATGCAACCTCGACGATTGAGTTCGAGAACTGCCTCTTCACCCACGAGGGCGGTCAGGTCGCGTCCGCCCTCACGCTGCTGTCCACCTCAGTGCGTTACCTGAACTTGGTCGACTGCTCCTTTGCCAACGGCGGACGCTCCCTCGACGTCACCGGTGGTGACCTCGTGGTGGCAGCCACCACGCGCTTTGAGACCGGCTCGACCGTCGCGGCGCTGCGCGTTGGTGCGAGCTGCACGCTGAGCCTCGGCAGCTGCCTCGTGGCCAACACGGTGGCCAACGCCTCCGGTGTTGAGCTCGTGGCCGCTTCGTCGGTCCTCGTCGCGTCCAACACGGGCTTCAACGTGGCGGCAGGCACAGGCAAGGCCGTGCTCGCTACGGCTGGCGGAACGTTCCTGAAGGGCAACGTTGTGGCCAATTTTGGCAGCAACAGCGCGGTGTCCGTTGGCGTGACGCAGGTTTCACTGACTGCGGTCTCTTAATTTTTTGTAAGGAGTTATCATGTACCCCGACGTTGTCACTGATCGTAAGAATTCCGACGCCTCCGTTCCCCTCACGGCCACGCAGGCGGACGTTCTCAGCAAGCTTCTCAACCCGGCGGGTACGCTTTTCGCCGTTGGCGAGCGCCTCGCGGCGCTCGAGGCCAGGATTGCAGAGCTCGCTGGGCTCACTATTGTTTTTTTCGACACTAGGGGTGGTACGCCAGGGGCCATTCCCTCGGTTGTCGCGGTTGTTGGGGCTACCTACGGATCGGTCTTCCCGGATGATCCCACGAAGGCTGATGTTGTTTTCGCAGGCTGGTCGATCGTTCCGACGGCTAATCCTGAGGCTGCCATTGAACCTAGCTCTCTTATTACTGACTCTCAGCCGCGTACGCTCTACGCTATTTGGGCGCCTGTGTGAGCTGCACTCATTGAGTGGCCTTAGTTTGAACCCATGAGATTGGATGCCACGCCACCCGCGTGGCATTCATGTATCCGCCACACGCCAAGCGAGGGATTATGTCATCGCCTACTTCGACGATCCGCTTTGGGCGGTCCTACTACCCCTCGAAGCAGTTTGCTTCCGCCTCTGCTGAGATCGACCCCCACGAGTGGACGGGTACGATCGAGCCTGATCAGATGGTGGTTTTCGGACCTGGCGGAATTGGTGGGACTTGGGCGGAGTCCACCAATCCCTACGAAGACGGCGATCAGTACACCCCCTCTGGCTACACCTACCGCAACGTCGTCGTCCTGAACGTCTCTGACCCGTTCGCGGACAACTTCCTCTTCTTTGGGAAGAGCGCTCATGACGTGTACGACGGCCCTCGCCGGGCGATCGTGACGCCGCGAGGCCCTTGCTACTCGCAGGGCGAGTACGACCAGTTCGTCGTGTACAACTACAGCGCCACCAATATCACGCTGAGTGTGCAGTGGGACCACGCCGGTACGCCCTCCTCGACCAACGCTGGGCACCCGGGCCACGGCCACGTCTCGATGGACGTCAGCGATTTTCTGATCGCGGGCGGCACCTACGTTCTCTACCCTGCGTGGAAGCGGGCCCGCCAGATCACGGCGGTTCACCTCTACACGAAGTCCGGTGTCCCGGTCGCAGGGGGCGCCCTTGGCCTGCTCGTGAACAACTCCTTGGTTGGAGCTCCGATCACGATTTCGACCTTAGCGGCTGGTTACAGCACGCAGTCGGTTGGGCCTATCGACCTGACAATTGCTAGCACCCTCCAAGTTGTCCTCGACGTACCGGCGCAACCCGCCGGTACCGACCTGATCGTCGAGCTTGAGTACGACTTCGCCTGAGGTGAGCCATGTTTTTGCGCGGATGGCGGTGGCCTAGAAAACTTTGGTATTTTTCGGGCGGCATTCTTCCACTGAATGCCACGGTTACGCCTGTTGCAGCAGACGCGATTGGTACGTCCGTAGGTCGTCCGATGGTCGTCGTCAATGACGGCCTCGTCCCTGAGGCCTTTGGGGCAATCGGAACCTCCGTAACGCCCGTCATAAGTATCATCGATACCTTTTCGCCGCAGGCCTCCCCCGCCATCGGCACGTCTGCCTCTCCGACGGTACACGTCTCCGACGTCAGCGTTCCTGAGGTTTCTGACGCAGTAGGCGCACCCTCGGAGCTGACGGTTCACGTCTCTGACGTGGTCACTCCCGACGCCTCGGACGCAATCGGGTCTTCTGCTCAGGCTCAGGTCGTAGTTTCTGACACCTTCACGCCTGACGTTGCCTTCGCGCTCGGCACAGTTTCGAACGTCTTTATCTCAGTCTCAGACTTCGTGGTGCCTGCAACAGTAGACGCCAAGGGTAGTGTGGTCTACCCGATCGTTATTATTGGCGATTGGATCACGCCCTCTAGCGAGCCCGCCGTAGGGACCGTTGCCTACGCCACGGTTCACGTTTCCGATTCGTTCGACACTACCGTCGCAGACGCTATCGGCACCTCCGCCTTGGCTAGGGCCATCGTCGCAGTCTCGCCCGAGACTAGCGATGCCACCGGTACGGCGGCCGTGCCCCTGATTGCCCTTGCGGTTTCGCCCACCACTACAGCCGCTGTGGGGGCTTCGGGCGAGGAAGGTCTTTTCATCAACGTCACCCAGACGGTTGAGGGTACCCTGCTGTTTGCAGGGCCTACCCGCATCGTCTTGGGGGCGGCTGCCTTCGCGACCCCGGGCGAGTACGACCTCTTCCGGTACACACCAGGCTCGTTCCCCGGCGGTCAGAGCGACCTCGACACGTACGTCACGATCGACACCTCCGCCGTCCCGGACTTCTTCGTCGCCGCCCTGACCGACGACCCGGTCACGGGGCGTGTGTTCCTGCGCCTGCTGCAGCGCTTGGTTCACGTCTCTGACAGCTTCACCCCTGCGACCACAGCGGCCGTCGGAACCTCGGCTGATGCCTTGGTGGCCTCTGGTCTCTCCCCGCAGGCAAGCGACGCAGTCGGTACCGAAGCTACAACGCTGCCGAGCGTTGCCTACTCTCCCTTGGCTGCGGCAGCCCTCGGGACGGAATCCATCGCCACCGTACACGTCTCAGACGTCTTCCGACCTGAGGCGGCCCACGCTAGAGGAACAGAGTCTTACCCAGTCGTTATTATCGGCGATTGGATCACGCCCTCTAGCGAGTCTGCGGCCGGCACGTCTGCCAGCCCGACTGTTCACGTCTCTGACGCAGTTACGGTAGAGGTCTCCGACGCCGTCGGTACGGTATCTAACATTCAGGTAGGCTCGGCCCTCGTGCCGGGCACGACAGACGCACTCGGCACCTCTACCTCGCCCACGGTGCACGTCTCTGACGTCTACGAGCCCGATGCGGCTGACGCAGTCGGCACGGCCTCGGGCGCCCTTGTGGCGGCTTCCTTCGCGCCCACGGTGTCCGACGCCGTTGGCACGGCAGCCGGAGCAACCGCACACGTTTCGGATTCCGTAACGCCCGATGCGGTCAATGCCATCGGCACGAGCACTGATGCTAGCGTTGCGCTCGCTCCCACCCTTACGGCAGCTGACGCTTCGGGGACGGCGGCCACGCCTGCGGTTCACGTCTCTGACGTGTTCCAGGTCACGACGGCCAACGCCGTAGGCACCGTTTCGTACCCAGCGGTCATCATAGGCGACGCAGTAACCCCCGAGAGCTACCCGGCGCTCGGTACTTCGGCAACGCCTTCTGTTCACGTCTCCGACGTGGTTACGCCCGATATTACCGACGCTGTCGGCACGTCGACGGATGCTCTGGTTGGAAGCGCGCTCAGTCCGAGTACGTCCGACGCGCTTGGAGTGGCGACTGATGCACTGGTAAGTCTGTTCTTCGTGCCGGAGGCGCTCGCCGCCGTCGGTACCTCGGCGGATGCTCTCGTGACGGTGTCGGATACCTTCGAGCCCACAACTGAGGACGCTATCGGCACGAGCGCGAGCGTTTCCGCAGTTATCTCGTTTATTCCCGCCGTGCAGGATGCCCTTGGGACTGCTTCTGAGACCTCGGTCGTCGTGTCGGATAGCTTCACGCCGGCCGGCACCCACGACGGCGTTGGAACGAGCTCTGACGCACAGGTTTCGATCTCTGAGGTCTTCACGCCCACCGTTTTTGACGCGATCGGTACGTCGGAGGATGCAACCTCAGTCACCTCGAAGACCTTTACGGTCTCCGCTTCTGACGCACTCGGTACTTCTGAGCCGGCCATCCCGATGGTCGACGATGCGTTCTCGCCCTCGACTACCGCAGCCGTCGGTACGTCTGTCGACGCCGTAATCTCGATCTCCGACTACGCGACCCCCGAGACCTCCGACGCAGTCGGCACCGTTTCTGACACGACGGTTTCTGTCTCGGTGCGAGTCACCCCCGGAGCTACCGACGCAGAGGGTATGTTTGAGGATGCCCTCGTGGTGGTCTCTGACAGCTTCACTCCTGAAGCCTCGAACGCCGTCGGAACGGCCTCAGAGGTTACAGCTCACGTTTCCGACAGGGTTACCCCCGAGATCTTTGACGCTATTGGCACCTCGGCCGCAGCGAATATCTCGATCTCCAAGATTTACACCCCGAGCACGATGGATGCCAAGGGTACCGCGACCTACCCGGTGGTCATCATCGGCGACTGGGTTACGCCTTCCAGTGAGCCCGCCCTCGGAACGTCCTCGACTCCGACCGTCCACGTTTCCGACTTCGTCGTGCCTGAAGTCGCCGATGCCCTCGGGACCTCTTCGACGTCCGTGGCGGTGGTCTCGTTTATTCCGAGTGTCTCCGACGCGCTTGGTACGGAAGCCACCCCCGGCGTTGGCATCAGCACAGCGTTCACACCTGTCGCCGTTGACGCCGTTGGGGCCTCGGGCGAGGAAGGCACCTTCGTCAACGTCACCCAGACGGTTGAGGGGGCGCTGGTCTTCGTAGGCCCGACGCGGATCGTACTCAACGCTACGGCGTTCGCGACCCCCGGCAGCTACGTCCTCTTCGACTACGGGTCTTTCTCTGGCGGCCAAGCCAGCCTCGACACGTACGTCACGATCGACACGTCCGCCGTGCCGAACCTGTTCGCCGCAGCCCTGACGGACGACACTGCGAACACGCAAGTTGTGCTGCACCTCCTCCAGCGCCTCGTCTATGTCTCTGACGTGGTGACCCTCGACGCGGTCGACGCTGTTGGGACGGCGGCCAACGCACTGGTTGCGGTAGCCACTGTCCCAAGCTCCTCTGATGCAGACGGTACGTCGGCAAGCGCCTTCGTTGTGGTGAGCGTCGAGCCCACGGCGCAGGACGCGGCCGGAACCTCGGCCAGCGCCCTCGTCGCCCTGAGCGTTGCCCCGAGCACCTCGAACGCTCTCGGCACCGTGGCTGACGCAGTGCCTGCTACGAGCGTGGCCTTGGTACCTAGTGTCAGTGACGCCGTGGGTACGGAGGCCACTGCGGTCGTCGTCATTGTCAGTGATCGCTTCACCCCGACGGCTTTCGCAGCACTCGGTACCAGCACAAACGCGCTCGTCGCTGTTAGCGATAGCTCCACTCCGGATGCATCGGACGCCGTTGGAACTGTGGTCACCCCTGCGGTCTACACGAGCGTTGCTCCCGGCACGAGTGACGCGCTTGGCACCAGCGAGCCTGCGCTTATCGCGGTCAGCAGCGCAGTTACTCCGCCTGCGTCTGACGCGCTCGGCACCAGCGAGAACGCTATCGTTGCTGTGAGCGCCAGCTTTATTCCGGGCGTCGCGGACGCCGTTGGAACTGCCGCCATCCCCGAGACCTTCCTGAGCGTCGCTCCTGGGACAAGCGCAGCGCTTGGTACTAGCGAGGACGTGGTTGTAGCTATTGGCAGCGTTGTCACGCCGGCGACGAACAACGCTCTCGGTACTGTGGCTGCGGCACAGGTGGTCATGGTGTACGTACCTGCGGCCACCGACGCCCTTGGCACGGTGGCCGACGCCATTGTCGCCGCCACCAAGGTGGTGACGCCGGGCGCGACGAACGCCCTCGGCACGAGCGAGGCGGTACTGGTCGCCGTCACCGACTCGGTGACACCGGCAGCCTCAGATGCGGTGGGAACAGTGGCTGACGCCGCCGTGGCCTCGGCCCACACGCCGAGCGCTGTGCACGCGCTTGGCACAGTGGCCGACGCGCCTGTCCTCATCGCTTACGCCCTAGTGGCTACGAATGCGTTGGGTACTAGCGAAGACGCGATCGCCGTTCTTACCACGGACAAGATCGTCACAGTCACTGCGACGAACGCAATCGGCACTGCGACGAACGCCGCAGTGAGCCTCGCCTTCACGCCCACGGCGGTTGACGGCAGCGGAACCAGCGAGGACGCCATTCCGCGTCATCCCATCCAAGTTTCTTGGAACGGGCCTGACCTGACACTGGCTGGCGGGTCGTGGTCGTGGTCGCTGACGGGCGACAGCTACGAGGGCACGCAGTACGTCGACGGGGCGCTGGCTATCACTGGTCCGACCACGGTCGTGCTCGACCCCGGCATCTACCCCATCGGCGGCAACTACGTGCTGTTTCAGTACGGCAGCTTCCCGAACCCGGCGCAGCTGTCAAACCTCATCATCGACGCGACGCAGCTGCCGCTTTGTTTCGTCGAGGTCGTCCAGGACAAGCCGCACAAGTCGCACGTCGTCATGCGCTTGAAGTCTGGCGCGCCCGGCGTCATCTACCCGCCCACAGCGCCGGGTGGCTCGCCTGTCCCGACCACGCTCACCATCGGCAAGCAGTTTGTCGAAGGCGACCTGACCTTTAGCGGTGCGACTACGCTGTATCTGGACGCCTCGCTCTACGCGACCGATGGTACCTACGAGCTGTTTGAGGTGACGGGCGCGGTCACGGGGCTTGCTAACCTGACGGTCATCAGCGAAGCCGGACTGTACACCACATCCATCACTTCATCGGGCACGGCTCCGACCATCGTGTCTGTCACCCTGACCTGAGAGGCGCACCATGGCGATTTACGTCAAAGCTCCCACGATTGCCACGCTCAATACCAACACCGCGTGGTTGGTAGACGGTGTACAGCCTGCGACCGCACCCGGCACGGGTGACATCGCAAAATTTGTTTCCAACTCGTTGAACGCCACGCTGACCGGTGCTCTGAGCATTAGTGGACTGCTGATTGAAGGTGCTGCGGGCGCCATCACGTGGAACCCGACTACCGCAGGTACAGCCATCACCTTCAACGGGGCCACTGCGTTTGAGCAAACTACGACCAACAATCGGTTGTTCAACGTAGGCTCTAATGGGCAGTTTGCCCTAGGCGGGTCGCCCCGCACGTTCATCCTGTACAACTCAGATGCTGCAGGGCCCGGGGCTCTGGGTTTTCAGGCGAATCGCGTGTCAGGCACTAGCAACTGGACCATTGAGAATGCTCACCCAACTGAAAATGCGTTCAAAGCATACATTGCACTGAGAACAACGGCCACGTTGAACTCATTCACAGGCCGCCTGATTCTTGGTGAGCGCACTGGCTTGTCGATTTTGATCCCAAGCGGCGCCGCAGTACTCGCCAACGCCAACATTACTGTGGCAGGGGAAGGCGTCTACATCTTTCCCAGCACGACTGATGCTCAGTTTTTGGGAGACTTGACGCAAGATTTGACTATCAGCAGCAACCGAGTCGATCTCGGTTCAAGCGGTGGGAGCTTCGGTATTCAGTCTGTTATTATTCTTGGAGCAACTAAGCGCACCCTAGCTTTTGCGAGCTATACTGAGTCGAATGGCGGACTAACAGGCACCAACGGATTTATCAAGTCGGGTATCGGGTCTTTTGTTGTCCGCAGGTCCAGCACCCTTAGCGGCACAGTTGACATCGAGCAGGGTGGCCTTTACACAGGAGTTTACAACTCCGGCAGCACCAACTTGCTGCCTAATGTTACGGGATTCAACTTCACAGGTAACACCTCGGGTACGCTTGTATACTATGGCGCAACCGCTTTTACGGAGAACAGACCCCTGACTGTGACGGGCTCCTATGCGGGCTTGCAGAACAACATGAACGTCACGGTCTCCATGGGAGCATCGTCGAATATCGCACAGTTCCCAGGCACAGTAGCCGTCATTGTAGATAATACCATACCATCGCCAGTTTTCAGCTTTGGTTCCAATTTGCCGGCGGCAGCTGATGTCTTGGGGTCTTTCTACTACACGACTACATCTGCGACGCGCATCAGCCGCATGAGCTGGGCACCCGGTAGCCCTACTACGATGCAAGGCTCGCTGTACTTGTACTCGTCACAGAGCACGACAGGACACACTTTTGAGGTACAGAACACCGGCACAGCCCCGACTACGTTCGTGGCCGCAACGTCCATCCGCAGATATGGTGCCGCGGGTACTTCTTCTGCCGCTAGCACCTTGTCATTCGTCGGCACGAACCCTGCCACGACCACTATTCAGGGTAATATCGTACAGGAACAGGATCAGGGTATTCTGTCGATCTCTAAGACGCTGACGGGGCCGCTTGTCTTCGCTGGCACCAACAACCTGTCGGGGTCCATTACCGTCAGCACTGGCGTGCTTGAGGTGCAACACGTCACCGGGTTGGGTGCGGCGACTTCCTCGGGCGTGACGACATCTGGTACGGGCCAGATCTTGTTGACGGCTGGGGGTACCTACAACAAGTCTGGTACCAACTTCACTATCCACGCCACCAACCCCATCGTGTCGGTTGGCAATAACATCTTGCAGACGCTGGGTATCACGCTTGCAGGCACTGCGGCCTTCACCGTTGACGCCGGTAGCAAGCTGACCCTGTCTCCGCAGGGTGCCGGCGTTATTTCGGGTGCCTTTGGCATCACCAAGAACGGTGATGGTGAGCTTGAGCTCACAGAAGATGCCAACACCTTCACAGGGTTGGTCACCGTCAATGCGGGCACGCTGACGATTGGTAGTGTCGCCAACTCTGGATCGAATGCCACTTGGGGCACTGGCGCGCTGGCTCCCATCGTAGAGGTCTCGGGTACACTCAAGTACACGGGCGTCACTGCACGCACCACTCGCAGTGTGCGCCTCAACGGCAGTAGTCCCAAGCTTGATGCCTCAGGCACGGGCGATGTTACGTTTGCTACTGCGCTTTTGGGGACAGGCACTAAAACGATCACGCTGCAGGGCTCTAACACGAACCCAAACACGATTGAGTCTGCTCTGCTTGACCAGTCTGGGACTACCACCCTTGTCAAGGACGGCGCAGGCAAGTGGGTTCTGCAGGGTGCCTTGAGTTATTCAGGCACTACCTCTGTCAACAACGGCACTCTCCGAGTTGAGGCTACGAACAGCAACGCGTCCCTGAGCAGTGCTATCACCGTGGCCAGCAATGGCACGGTTGAGTGTATGACGAGCACCTACCCAGCCACCGGCGGCTCTAGCGGCAAGGTTCTGGGCGAGGGCAACGTGGTCGTCTCTGGTACAGTCAAGACGAGCAACAACACCACGCAGAAGGGCCAGATGCGCTACGGTGGCGATCTTACTTTCAACGCGGGCTCTTCTCTCTACATCGGTGGCGCCGCTGCTGCCTGAAAGGATTGACCATGGCCCTTGTTCGCAATTTTACTCTGAACGGCGTCAACTACCCCGAGGCGTACAGTCGCATCCTCCAGACGAGGTGCGACAAGAGCGACGCCTACGTCTACGTCATCACCTACTCCAGCTTTGACGACCGCATGGCGGGGGCGGAGCCCATCTGGACCGAGGAGCACGGCACGATCTTGGGTACGGTGGCTCACGACGTGTTCCCCGCGAGCTACGCCTACCTCAAGACGCTGCCGGAGTTCGCGGGTGCCGTCGACCACGAAAACCCGCCTGAACTTTCGCTGACTCCTGAGAGCCCCTCCCCAATGGGGGTACCGCAGCACCCATTCCCTCCTCTCAACTGACGCTGAAGACCGCGAGGAGCCAACATGTCAATCACGGCCAAGTGGTACCCCTCTGCCGCGCAGCAGATGTTCTTGGGCAACCTCAACAGCACGACTAGTTCGTTCAAGATTGCCCTGCTCAACAGCAGCGGCAGCTACACGGCGTCGCACACCGCGTGGTCTGACGTGAGCGGCTTTCAGATTGCAGCAAGCGGTGGCTACACGGCAGGCGGCGAGGCGACTACAATCACGCCCACTGCCAATAGCACCGCCTCCTACTTCACGCCGTCTGCAGTTTTGTGGACTAGTGCTACCTTCTCGTTCAACAACGCCGTTATCTACGACACGGTGTCTGGCAAACTGATGATGCACCTAGCGTTTATTACGACGCAAAGCCCCGTGGCGCAGGACTACCAGATCAACGTGCCGAGCACCGCGCCTTCTGCGACCCCAGCGTAACACTGAGCACAACTGCTACACATCGACGGGTTCTACGCTGATCATGCACCCTAATCTTGGCTAAGATCACACCATCCATCGACCCCGCGTAACAAATTCGTAGCAGGAGGCCCCATGGCAACCCGGTATTGGAGACTCGCAAGCGGTGGCGTTTGGACTTCAACGGCTAACTGGTCTCAGGTTGACGGTGGGGTCGGCGGGTTCTCGCCCCCTGGCACTGGCGACTTTGGGTACATCCGCCGAGAGATTACCTCACAAGGCTCAATCACCGGGATCGGCAATGACGTCTCTACGATGCCGGTGTACCTTCGCATCGACGACTTCCCGACGTCTAGCCATCCTTGGATCATCGGAGCTGGCAGTGAATCAATCGTAGTCGCAAACGACTTTACGTTTGACCTGCCCGGCGCAGTCGTCTCGGCTACACCTCACAGATGGAGCCCGCGCCTTAACGGAGCAGGGCGCACCATGACCAAGATAGGCTTGGGCTGGGTCGTGCTCAATGCGCCGAGCGTGGCCTCTCAGCTGGCTTTGATCGTGGTGCGAGATGGTCCGTTTGGCATGTTTCAGGGTTTCGGCGGCACGCTTGAGATGGGCCACGGGACAATAGCACCCACGGCCAACCTGATATTTGATACCGCTACCTCAACAACTAGCGTCTCCGCGCCGGTTAGGTTCAGGCGAAGCACGACGATTCAGAACTCGGCTGCCTCCCTCAAGACGGTCAACTTTACTCAGCCATGCACGTTTGAGCCTGTTTCCGGAACGTTGACGATCAGCAACGCGAGCAGCACCGGGGTCACCTTTAGCGGTGGGTGTAGCTTTAAAGGCAACACTACGATCACGCTTGCTTCAGGGTCGTTCACCTTCAACGGCCCCGTCGACTTTACAAGCGCAAGCCCGCTCACTTTTACCAACACAGGTTCTGCGCTCACGATTACTGGAAGCACGACTTTCAACACAAACGTGACGCTTTTTGGCGGGGGCGGCAGCCAGTTTTTTAACGGCTCGGTTGCACTTGGTGACGCCAGGTCACTAACTATCCAAAGCAACTCCGTCTCGATGTCTGGGACCGTGTCCGGCACTGGTGGGATTACGACCTCGGCGACTCTTGGAAAGAGTCGCGGCCTGTTCCTTACTGGTAACTCATCAGGCCTTTCTGGGCCTTGCACAATCAATTCTGGACTCTTGGCGGTTGCCGCGAACGCCCGATATGAGCCGACAGCGCTCAACGTTGCCAGCGCGACCTCACGGTTCTTTTACCGGGATACGTCAACTGACTTTAACTTCCCAGTCAGCCCTACCGGGGTTGGCGGTATCGTCATTCAGGGCAACTTTGCAGGGTCAGGAGTCACCTTTCCGGAGTCAGGGCCCGGGAGTATTCAAGGGTTCGCCGGCTCGCTTCAGGCGATCGCCTTTTCAAACTCGTCAAACCCGATCGGCAAGCTCGTCACTCATCACTTGCCTCAGCAGTTTTGGCTGGGCAGCGCTGCATTTGCCACCGGCTTTTCTCTGACGGCTTCAATCACTTATGCCGGCGCAGGCGAGACGAGAAACACAGACGTCATCATTGACTCAGAGAACAACGCTCAAACGTCGGTCTTGACGGCGGGGGTGTACACTCTTGCGTCGTCTGGGACTGACGCCATCGTCCTGACTGGGGGCGTTCAGCGCACTAACAGCGGGGCGACTGCGTCAGCTCGGATGACCCTCACGCTTGCTGGCACGAACACCAACGCCAACACCATTTCCGGCCCGGTTACTGAAGTTGGCACGAATAGCGCGACGCTGGGGTTGGTCAAGAATGGCACCGGGTACTGGGCCCTGTCCGGGGTCCTGAGTCACACAGGCCCCACCACGGTGGAGCAGGGCAGCCTCCGTCTTGAGGCGATGAGCCACGACAACACGAACACGGGCACCATCTCCGTCGCCACGGGCGCCGTGCTTGAACTGGTCACCTCGGTGGCGACACCGCGCCGAGTCACGGGCACAGGCAACGTCACCGTTAACGGTACGCTGCGCGCGGGTGCCTCGGGCACCGGCACGGGAACAGCCCGCTACGGTGGTGGGCTGACCTTTAACACCAACTCGGTACTCGAACTTGGTGCTGCCTAACTATTGGGCGCAACAGCTATACGCGACACGCCTTGTTCTAGCATCGTGTCGACAACAACCCCGCAGGCGGGCAGCCTGATTCACAACCGGGCTGCGGCCCATTGCTAGGAGTTTCCACATGGCCTCTTCGTTCTACCCCAAGGTTTTTGAGAAGGTCCTCTCTGGCGAGCTCGACCTGTCGGGCGGCGCTGGCTCTGACACCGTCAAGCTTCTTCTGCTCGGCGACTACGCCACGTACCCCTTCGACGTCACCGACGAGTTCGTTTCGAACCTCTCGGGTGAGCTTGTCGACGGCGTTGGCGGCGTCATCAACTACGCCCGCAAGACCATCCCGGTCACCCTCTCGTACAACAGCGAGGCTGGCCTCGAGGGTTGCGACCTCAACTTCGCGCTGACCACCAACGCCATTTGGGGCCCGGGCAACGGCGGCGATGCCACGTTCACCACGGGCCACGCGATCCTCTTCGTGGACAAGGGCGGCGCTGACTCGGCCAACCCGCTGCTCTACTACTTCGACCTGTCGGCCAACCAGGTCGTCAGCTCGGGTACCTTCGAGCTCCGCAATCCAACCACGGCGCCGCGCGTCCGCCGCGCGTAATTCGTAGGCCTAGCCTGCGGGTTGTTCTCAAGCCCTGTGAGGTTTATCCTCACGGGGCTTTTCCTTATCTACGGAGGTCTACATGAAGCCCGTTAAGCATCAAGTCTGGTTCGCAGGGTCACCGCGCGAGCGTACACAGGTCATCGACCGTATCATTTTCCACGAGTCGGCGGTCGCCACGCTTGACGGCACGCTGAAGGCGCTCTCGGCCAAGGGCCTCAGCGTTCATTACTGCGTCGACCGCGACGGCTCCGTTACCCAGCACGCCGAGGAACACCGCGCTTGTGCGCACGCCGGTGGGAATCCGCCCGGTACCAAGCACAATATTCGCTCGATCGGTATTGAGCTTATTAATCGGTACTACGGTCACCGAGTTAATCAGACCACCAATCTGAAGCTCTACTCGGGAGAATTTGCCCCCGTTATCATCTCCGGGATCTTCGTCGACCGGGCGTGGAGCGCGACTGATTCTAAATTCTTGAATGCAGATCGCAGGTACATCATGCCTACACCTCAGCAGCTTGAGTCGAGCTGGCAGCTTCTTAATTCTCTGCTTCCTCGCTATAGAAATATTGAGCAAGCAAGCTGGAGTGGCGTCACAAAAACGCTCACGGGCAAGAAGGTCTATAACTGGACCACGTTGTCCAATCATGATGGACCCGGCATTAAATGCCATGCACAGTGGGCCCATGCCGACGGTCGTGTGGTTGATCACTACACGTATCTCCGTCACGCGGGCCTCGCCCCGGTCCAGGCCTACGACCTGACCGTCAAGTCCGCGAGCTCCATGCAAAAGCAAACCGAGGTGCCCTGATGGACCTGATCAACAAGCTCAAGAGCTGGATGACGTGGGGAAAGATCGCCTTCTCAGCGGTCATCGCCACAGCCGGCTTCGGGACTTTTGTGGCCGGCGAAATTCGCGGCGCTAATCTGCTTGAGCCCCGAGTCTCCGCCCTCGAAGGTAGGGTCGAGAAGATCGAGGAGCACTTGGGTGCGCAGGGTGACCAGATCCTCAAGATCGTTTCGGTCATTCCGGACAAGGTCCAGCTTTTGGAAACACGCGTGGCCGGCCTTGAGGTCGAGATGCGTGGCAACACCAAGGACATGAGCGAGATCAAGGGTTACCTCCGCGCCATGGCCGACAAGATGGGTGTTGAGCACCACGGTGGGGTGGTAAAATGAGCGACACCACCTACGCGCTGGTAATCCTGCTCGGTATCGGCCTCGCCTCGGTGGCGATTCGTAATATCGCCAAGAAGGGCGGGCGCGAGCTCTACTTCTATATCGGGGCGCTTGTTTGCGCCGGCGCTCTTGGCGCCCTCGTTGCGGACCAGAGTGACCAGCATACTTGGGCCGTTGGCCTCATTATGGGTATGGCTGCTGTAGAGCTCGGCGACGTGATGCTTGCCTCTACTGTAGAAATCGTGCGAAAGCTACTCGCTAAGGTTTCCGATAGGTTCGCCGATGACCGGCAGCCGGGCTACGGAAACGACGAGGAAGCATGAGCGACGAACTTCTTAATATCCTGAGCAGCGCCGCTAGCGCGCTGGCCTTTTTTCTGTCCCTTCACAACAAGAAGGCGTCCGACTCCTTCAAGCGGGAGTCGAACGAGCGCCATCAGGCGCTGTCCCAGTCGCTTGAGACGATCGCTAAGGCAGCCGCCGATTCGATCGCTGCCGCGACCAAGCCTGCCGAGGAGCCCAAGGCCAAGCGCCAGGCTCGTAAGGTCAAGGATTTGACGCTCGCCAAGGTCGAGACGCCCGTCCAGCCCGAGCCTGCAAAGGCTCCCGCCAAGCCACGTCGCAAGCCTGCCAAGGGGGCCATGTGAAATTCGTCGCCGCGCTACTCATCGTTGCTCTGACTTCGTCCGAGGCACGCTCTGAGTGCGCGGACCCGGCGAAGCTTGAGTCTGACCTCAAGATCATGCGCGTGGTCCTTGATATCAAGGGCCGCGAGCACGCCGCTGCGGTGCAGGCTTACGAAGCCGCACTCGCGGCGGAGCGCGAGGCGGCTGTCAAGGCGATTGAGCAGGCTAGAACGCCTGCTTGGTGGTTGGTCGGTAGCGTGGCGCTCCTTGCGGGACTCGCCGGCGGCTACTTTATCGCCAAGGATTAAGGGTCGACGTCTTCGAAGACGTCGTCATCTTCGTCCTCGTCCTCGTCCTCGTCCTCGTCTTCGAGGGCGTCGTCATCGAAGCCGTCGCCGTCTTCCTCACAGTCCTCGTCGTCGAAGTCATCTTCGTCGAGGTCTTCGTCGTCCAGCTCGTCGAGGTCGTCGAGGTCCTCGTCTTCGGAAAAATCGAAGTCCTCTTCCTCTTCCGTAAAGTCAAAGTCCTTTCCCATAAAACCTCCTAGGCCTACTTAAGGTTCAAAGTTTTTGTCCGTAAAGTGGTTGCGGTAGGAGCGATCATGAAGCGAATCAAAGAAAAGAAGCTCCCTAGGTGGTCCGCAGCGTTCAAGCCTAAGGACAAACGTAAGCGTACTAAATTTATTAAGACCTGCGCTAGATGCGGTAAAGAAATGGTAGGGACAAAGCTCGGGCTTACTGGCCGCGAGTTCTGCTCCTTTGACTGCTTTACCAGCCCGCTCGGCGAACGCTGGGAAAATCTCATCACCAAGACCGAGACCTGCTGGCTCTGGGCAGGTGCGAAAAATGAGGCGGGCTACGGAGTAATTCGCGACGGTGAAAAGCTCGCCCTAGCCCACCGCGTTGCCCTCCGCCTCAAGCTGGGCGTTGAGGACTTCGAGGGCTTCGCCTGCCACACCTGCGACACCCCGGCCTGCGTCCGCCCCGAGCACCTTTATATCGGGACGCACGAAGACAACATGCTGGACCTCTCGATCGCCAATACGACGGCAGCGTCGAAGACGACTTGGGACCAGCGAAAAGAAATGGCCCGCCGATTTTTGACCGGCGAGCCAGCAGAGGTGGTGGCGGCTGATTACGACGTCTCACCACGGACGGTACGGCGCTGGGCGGATTATCTCGGGCTAGAAGGAAAAATACCCGAGCGCCGCCCAGGCCTCACGTTTTCGGATTAAGGGTCGCCTCGATATCCAGCACGCCGTCCTTCAGCGTGCAGATATTTACGGCGTGCCCTTCTTTCCTGAGGTGGTCGATCCGGGCGCGCGAGTGCTTGGTGAAAGTCTCCCAGCCCTCGTCGTAGATCGTCCAGATCTCGCAGGACTCTTTTCCTTCTGGGCGACGAGCCCCACGACCAGCCTTCTGGATCGTCTCGATATGGGACTTCCCGCCGCCGGCATCAATGACCGAGGCCGTGTACGGCATGTTAGCGCCTTCGTAAAATACTTTGGTCGCTACCAGAATATCGATCTTTCCCAAGTTCAGGTCTTTCTGGACCTGCTCGCGCATCGAGTCGTTGGACTTGCCGGTGACTTCTTTGACGTGGAAACCAGCAAACTTCCGCAGCTTCTGGGCCATCGACAGCGCGTGGTCCATGGTCTTGCAGAAGAGGATCGCAGGCTTCTCGGCCACCCTGGCGCAGTCGATCAGCAAAAGGTCGCGCTGCGGGTTGGCCCCAATAGCCTTGTCGTAAAGGTGCGCGTACGAAAAGGCCGTCCGCTTCGAGGTCTCGGGGTGGTAGAACTTGACGGCGTACACCTTGAAGCGAGCAACGCGCTCCAGCTCCATCAGGGACTCCGTAGAGACCTCGCACAGCATCTGCCCGAGCAGCGCCTCAACCACCTTTCCAGAGCCGTCAGAGCGGCTGTACGGGGTGGCTGAGAGGCCATAGCGGTAGACGGCGTTGGTGGCAGCCTCCAAGCAGCGGCGGTAGCCGTCTCCGCCCGACGAGTGGCACTCGTCACAGACGATACCTTCGACGCTCTCCAAGAACTCTCGGTAGTCGTCTTCGTGCAGGTGCGAGCGAAGCGTCGTCTGCATGACGAACGTGACCCGCTTGGGATTAAAGACGCCTGCCTTGATCGTGCCTGGGTCCCTGCCTCCCATGCGGAGGTAGGTCTTCTTCAGGTCTTCGAGCAGGTTCTCGCGGTGGACGATAACCATCCACCGGACGTCTCGATTAAGGACGAGGGCGTTAGCGAGGATCGACTTGCCCGACCCAGTAGAGGCTTTGATGACCCCAACGGGCTTCTGCACCAGCTTCCGGATAGCCATCAGCTGGTCAGGGTAGAGATTTATTTCCCCGTACGAGCCGGAGATGAGGTCTGGGTCGATAGGATCCCAGTCCCGCTCGTCCAGAACGTCGAGGTCGTACGAACCAGCCTGTTCGAGAATGGCGTCCAGCATCCCAATCGGGATGCGGGGGCCACTCCGAACAGACATGGTGACGTCTTTAAAGCGCCCCCGCTCGGTCGGCACCTTCATCTTGTAGCTGCAGACAGCGCTGGCAATGAAGTCAGCGATCTCATCGTCGACCAAGATCTCAGAGGGCTTTACTCTAATCACAGGAGACCACCCACCAGGCGATAAGCAGTGCCGACCAGAAGCGCGTCGGCCTCGTCGTCACACGAAGGGGCGAAGCCGTGAATCTGCTCCGCGATGCGGAGGCTGAGCTTCTTCCCCTCCTCGCGGTCACGGGGCCAGTTGGCGATGCCAACGTGCTTGCAGATCGCCTCGCGCCACTCGGAGATCTCGAGGATGCGGTGGTTGACGGAGAGGTGGGTCACCCACCCCTTCACCATCCCACGCATCTCAGCCAAGACCATAGCGGTCTTGGCGGACTTGCCGAGGTAGAGACCCTCGTAGACGAAGGTCGGGAAGTTCTGACCCAAGAAGCACCAGAACGAGGGGGCGCTGCTGTTGTCGAACTCGACGTCCCCTTGCGAGGAGTAGGTGCACTTGAAGTTCGGGCCTTTCTTCCCCTGCTTCACGATACCGGACCAGAGAAGCTTCTCGCCGTCGAACGCGGCGAGGCCAGTCGTTCCGACCTTGGCGAGATCGATGGCGAGGTACTTCATGCGGGCGGCCCCTTAACCGAGTTGATCTGGGTGAAGAAGTGGCGCGCGTCCTCGCGCTCCATCGAAAGCATCCCGCGCATGGCCTTCAGCAGCGACTCGAAAGCCTCAAAGTTAGAAGCTCCAGTCGCGAGCATGACCATGAGCCCGTGAACGATCCCGGTCGGGATGAGCGTGGGGTCGAAGCTCTCTTCCTCGCCACCAGCGCTGAAGAGATACTCGCGCATAGACGCCAAAACCGCGTTGGAGACCTCACCGATCACCTTTGCCTTCGCATCATCCATAGACACCTCTCAGACAGTCCCCTTGAGGTAGCCAAGGACCCGTTCCATGACTTCCTTCTGGAGCTCAGCAGGGACCTTGGCGGTAACCTGCTCGTACACGACCTTATCAATAAGATGATCACTTCGCAGCTGAACAGCCGCTTCAGTGACTTTCGAGCTCGTGACCTTAGCACGATTCTGAATAAAGTTGCTGCAAGGAGCAGCCTCACCGTACTCACCGTCGAACTTTACAAAAGGCTCGCAGCCGCTGAGCTCGCATTGCGCGATGAACTCGTCAGCCACACCACGGCTCTCGGTGCGAAGGAAGCGCGGCCCAGGCACGACCTTGAGGGTAGCCTTGAGCCCCTGCGCGTCCTTCTTGAAGAGCCACACGCTGCCGTACCCAAAGCCCTGATTATCGAACCCAGTGGGCGCAAGCGCTCCGATCTGGATGGTCCGGTTACCCGTGACCCTGGACGACACGGTAGCTTCAGTAACGTGCTTGCCGTCGATCCAGCAGACCCGAGTGTGCCAGTCACCGGAGAACACGAAGGGCACGGCCTGCTTCGTCTGCCAGTTGTTCAGCTTGTGGATGTCGAGCGTCTTTTCAGAAAGCAGGTACGCAGGCGTTTTACCATCTGAAATTCCCGCGTGAGCGATCGCAGCGTCTGCGCGGTTGATCTCTTGGTCCGGCAGGTGAGCCGGGTACGGGCACAGAAGCACCCGCAGGTTCTCCACGTTGATGTACGTCGCCTCAGTCACGAGCTCGACCAAAGGGTTGGCGCAGAGCGGACTAAAGGCGAAGTCGTACTCCAAGCTGGAGTTGTGATCGTGGTTGCCCATCATGATGTACGTGGGCGTAGAACGCCCGCGTAGGAGGGCAGCTACCTGACCAACCTGCGCGGGCGGAGGCGACGACTTATCGAACAAATCCCCGGCGATCACCACGGCTTCGCGCGGATGGTCATCAAGCACCCGCTTCAGAACCTGAAGCGTCTGCATGAACCGCGCGTTGACGCCGCCCATGACGGCGCCACCATTCTGCTTATGGTTCCCGAGGTGAACGTCGGAGATAATCAGCATGTCAGTTCTTCCTGAATCGCTGCGATGTCGGCGTCGCTTAGTGCGGCCAAGGCCGTCGGACGACCCTGACCTAGCTTCCGGTCTCCGATTGAAAACCAAGAGCCGGAGCGTTTGACCTTACCCTGCTCGACGGCGATGTCGAACACGGTGCCTCGGTTGTCGTAACCGAGGCTGTAGACCAGCTCTACGTCCATCTGACGGTAGGGCTCAGCCATCTTGTTCTTGACCGCCTTGACTCGAACGGTGTTCGAGATCGGCTTGTCGTTCGTGTCCTTGTTGGTCGAGATACGAGTGACCTCGACGCGCATGGACGTGTAGAACCGGAGGGCGTTGCCACCAGGCGTAGTGTTCGGCGAGCCAAAGGTCACGCCGATCTTCTGCCTGAGCTGGTTGGTGAAGATGACGCAGGTACCCGTCGACGACGCCACGCCGGCCACCTTGCGGAGGCCAGTCGAGAGCAGGCGAGCCTGCAACCCGACCGTGTGTTCCCCGGCGGACTTCTCGAGCTCAGCGAGCGGCGTCAGCGCTGCTGCGCTGTCGACGACGATGATCCCGTAATCCCCCGAGACGCACTCGTGGTAGAGCGTATCGATGGCGTCCTCAGCCGAGGACGGCTGATAGACGGCGAGCTTGTCACGCTGGCACCCGAGCTGAATAGCCCGCTCAGGCTCAAGCGCGTGCTCTGCGTCGATAAAGAGAGCGGCCTTGCCCATCTTGTTAGCCTGGGCACAGGCCTGAAGAACGAGGGTAGTCTTGCCGCCAGACTCCGCACCGAAGACTTCGGAAATGCGACCGCAAGGAAACCCTCCAATACGGAGGGCTCCCTTGTCGATAGCCCAGTTGCCCGTCGGGATGACGGGCACCTGGCTAACCTCAACCTGCGAGAGGAACTGCGGCCGTTCACGCTTTGGAGCGGCCATGTGTTACCTCAGCGGGGCAGATTGTGGGTCGAACGGTTACCGAGGGCCTTACCGCCACGGGACGGCGCAGGGGTGAGGTGCGCGAGCTTGGCCTCTATCGAGTGATAGGGCTCAAACACGAGCTTCTCGGCTGCGATGTCGGGGATGGCACGGTAGGTCAGCCAGTCACTGTTGAACGGGCCAGCCTGACGCGGGTCAGCCTGAACCGAGTACGAGGTCTTCGGACCCTCGATGGTCTTGATGATGTGGACCTCGTAGCCGTTCTTCGCCGAGGCATAGTTGCCGTAGAGCGAGAAAAGGCCGGTCGAGGGGTCATCAGCCTTGCCGTTGAGAGCCTCGTAGATCGTCTTCGTGCAGGAGAGCATCTGAGCGCCGAGGCTCGGATTCTTCATGTCGACGACGAGCGCGACCCAGCGCTTCGACGGGTACATCTCGTCAGCGAGATCGAGCATACCAGCTGCCTTGAGCTGGGAAGCCTTGTCGCAGACAGGGCAGTCCTCGCCCATGTGAGCCTTGCGGCACGCCACGGGGAAGCGCTTGCCCTCGACGTTGGTGCACCAGTGCTCGACGACCTGCTGGAACAGCGGGCGGTCCTTCATCTTGGGGACGAAGCGAACGATGTTGCGACCCTTCTCCAGACGCAGGTTGGAGGAGTAGGTACGCGGAACTTCGATCTCAGGGTTCTCAAGGGCGGCGGTGGTGGGGTCGTACTCTTCGAACTGAAAGTCAGGAACAGCAATAATGTCACGCATGTGAATACCTCAGGTGGTGAAAAGGATCAAAGGCCCGCGTCGATCTGCTTCTTGACGTAGGAGGTGAGCACCTTCATGCCCATCGCCCGGTCAGCGAGTGAGTCCAGCTCGGCCTTCATGAGCTGATACTCGCATTCTGCTTCGATGTACAGCTCCTCGGCGAAGACGACGTCCGGGTGCGTCGTGACCATCGCGTTGAGCGTGGCTTCCGTAGGCTTGGAGCCAGCCATGGTCATCTCCTCGCGGAGAGCCAGGTAGGTGCGAGCCTCGGCCTGCTTCAGGTCCCGCTTGGTACGCAGCGACTTGGCCTTGGCCTCGGCGTGCTTGTAGGCGGCCGACGCAACCTCGGCGGTAGCGCGAGGGGTGAGCTCGACAACTTGATCAAGGTCGAAAAGGTAGCGCTCGTCAGCTTCAAACATGTGAACCTCAGAAGGGTTGCAGGTTACCCCAGGTGAATCCGTATTCGAAGTCAGCTTTCAGGGTCAGGGGTCCGACCTTCTGTGCGGTCATGCACCGCTCCATCAGGTCCTTTACTTCATCGCGGTACTTGCTCTTGCACTCGACTAGAATCGAGTCGTGAACTGAGAGCACTATACGTGCAGGAAGCTTCTTGTCTAGTAGTTCCTGTTCGATTTTTACACAAGCTGATAGACAGATATCAGAAGCCCAGCCCTGAATTGGTGAATTTTGTGATCCACGCTCTGCACCACCACGCCTGTAGTCGTGATAGCCGATAGACGGGAGCTCGCGCCGGCGAGCCGGCTTGCCGTCCCACGGGATCCAAACTTCGCCCGTAAGCTGGGTCTTGATGCGCGCGTCCTCCATGGTCCGCACCAGACCAGCGAACGCCTTCTCGAAGCCCTCCACGAGCTTCTCTGCGGCCGGCAGGGCGATGCCAAGAGTAGAGCTCAGGCCCTTCGCCGAGGACTTATAGATGGCGGCGAAGTTGGCGGTCTTAGCTTGGTTACGGTAGGGCGACTCCTTACCCGCAGCCTTCTGCTCCCTGATGATGCGGAGGCACTCCTCGCTCGTGATGCCCCAAGCATCAGGCGCGATCTTGGCCGCCGTCATGGCGTGGAAGTCAGCTCCGCTCAGCAGGATCGAGAGCATCTCTTGGTCCATTGACCAAGCTGCTGCGATGTAGATTTCGAGCGTCTTGTAGTCAGCCTGGATAATAATCCAGTCGTCGTCGTGCCAGTCATTACCGAACGTGCGGCCGTCAGCCTGGAACAGGTTCTTCACGACCTTTGCGTCAGGACCACCCTTAGACGGGATGGTCTGAGCCGCCGGCTCAGTCATCGACAGACGACCCGACCGAGCGCCGACGATGTCAGCCCTCGGGTGTACGCGCCCGTCCTTGCCGATGTAGTTCGGCAGGGTCGTGACGTAGCTGCCGTACAGCTTGACGAGCTTTCGCCAAGCCAAGAGGTTGTCGATGAGCGGGTCACCCTTCAGGAGCTCTAGAGCCTTCTGGTCAGTCGAGATAGCCCCAGTTTCAGTACGTCGAATCATGTCAGGGGCAGCGACAGCCTGAATGTAGTCGCCCACGCTCGCGTTGCTCGACGGGCTGACACCGCTGTTCTTGAGAACGATGTCGAGCTCTGAGATGCGCGAGCCGAAGTAGTGCCCGGCCTGCCTGATCGAGTCACGAGAGATGTAGAGCCCGACCCGAGACATGCGCCCGAGGAAGCCGTACGCCGGGTAGATGAGGCGTTTGCCGTGCTCTCGTACCGGCTGGTACTGGTCGAGCTCCCTTTGCTGGTGCTCGTGGACTGCCAAGGTGACCCACGAGTCGCGCGCGGCGTAGCGGTGCAGGACGTCAGGGTCGATCCCGCGATACATGTACGCCTTCTTGCGCTTCTTCAGGTACTTCTCGCGGTCGGCCGTGGTCTCGGACTCTTCCTCACTCAGCAGGCCACGGGCCGCCTCTTGGATAATCTCCGCTTGGTCCATGTCCTTCTGGGCAGCGTCCATCTCGCGCTTGGGAGACGGGATGCCGACATGAAAGGCTAGCTGAGCCAAGCTAGCGTCACACTCACCGTGAATGAGCTTGGCGTTGACGCGCGTGTCCCAAGCGATCGGACCAGGTCGGAAGGCAAAGCGCGGGTCTACGTCAAAGGCCGTGATGTCGTAGTCGATGTTCTGGCCGCCGTACTGGATGTGCGGCTGCGTCAGAGCCTTCCTGAGCCACTTGCGGACCTCAGGACTCTCCAAGGACTTCTCGTCGAAGACGAGCGTTGGGTCCTCGCTGCGCAGGGACTTCGTCATCGTCACCTCGACGATCATGAAGTCCTTCTGGTGCTGAAGACCGTAGGTCTCGGTGTCGAACGAGATGATCTTGGCGTCTTCCAACCACTCGTCCGCCCAGTCTAGCTCGTACGGGCTGACGAGAACGGCGTGCGCCTTCGGCAGGTCGTTCTTCTTGGGGTTGCGGTGCAGGTCGAGCAGCAAGCCGACCTCGTTGGAGAAGTGGCGGTGAAACATCTCGTTCATCAGCACGTCGCTAGCGCGGTGTGTGCCGACGATAGGAATCCGCCGCTTGAGGTTGGTGCTGTACACGTTGAAGTACGAGCCCCGATTCGAATAGGTGGCGATGGAGAAGCCGGCGAACGACTTGGCTGCCTGGCTTCCCATCAGCAGGACCATCTCAGGCTTGAAGGTATCCCACGAGTGCGAGAGATACGGGCGACAAGCCGAGATGTCGGAGTCCTTTAGCGGTGCGCCTCCGCGCGGGCTCAGCGTCCCGCAGCGGAAGGCGAAGTCGTAAAGGATGTGACCCTCGTAGCCGAGGTTACGGATCGTCGAGGTGACGATCCGCTCCGTAGGTACGTCGAGGGTCGACTGCGAGAGCACGACCAGCATGCGCTCGGCAGTCGTACCACGCACGAGGCGGGGCTTGGCAATGGTCGGCCCCTCCCTCAGATCACAACGCTTGCACAGGTTGCAGCCGTCACCCTTGGTCTGCATGACCTTAGAGCGCCCGCTCGCTGTCCATTTCCGGTCTACGCTGCTCTCCCGAGGATTAAACGGGAAGGCTTCGTCAACCGCGATGGTGTCGAGGTAATCTGGGAAGAGGTCGATCATCTTAGAACTTCCCCTGGACGAACTTGCGGATGGTGTTCTCGCCCGGGTTCGCCTTCGGGAACGCCTTGAACTTGCCGGCGTTCTCGAGGATGAACGTGGTCACGTCGTCAATCGAGGCGCCCTGCTGCTTCAGGTAGGCGATCGCGTCTTCCATCGCGACGCCAATCTTCGGCGTCTCGTAGATCTGCGGGTCCATCCGGAAGTCCTTGGTAAGGATCTTGCGCTCGGGGACGTCGCTCGTCAGAGCTGCGAGACCCTCTTCGACCTCACGCTCCTCTTCCTCGACAGTCGGCGTGATGCTGAACTGCACCTTGGGTGCAGGCGCCTTCACCGCCTCCTCGTCGTTGTCCGTCCCGACCTCAGAACCCTCGTCCTCGTCGAACTCGATCGGAGCCATGCGCGAAATCGTCGGGAGATTCGCACCACCTGAGATGACGTGCGCGTGCCCAGCAGGGATTTCCTGAATCTCAGGGCGCTTGGACGGGCCGGTGTCAGGGGCGTCCGCGAGCTTCTTCGGGCGACCACGCTTCTTCTTCTCACCCTCAGGCTCGGTAGCCGGCAGGACAAAGTCACGCGGCTTCGCGGCGGGTGCGGGCTCGGCAACGGGTGCAGGCGCGACGTTGTTGTCAATGTGAACGATCGGGTCGGGAATGACGAAGCGCATGCCACCCAGAGCGGGCGTAACGCTGACGAACGCGTCGACCTGCTTCACAGGCTCGACAGCCTTGATCTCAGGCTTGGCCTGAGGAGCAGGTGCGACCTCGGGTGCGGGTGCGGGTGCGGGTGCGGGAGTAGCAGAGGTAGCAGGAGCCTGTGCGCGGCTAACGAAAGCCGCGAAGGCGGCCATCTCTTCGAGGGAGTCGAACTGTACGCTGATGTTCATGGTTGATTACTCGCTTGTTGAATTGCCTGCAGGAACTCTTCGTGGCTCGCATCCCCGGGATCTTTCCCTGGTGCGACTGGGACATAGATGGCATCGACGCCACCCATTCTAAGTAGTGTAGCTAACGCCCAGCTTTCTGCCTTCGCGTCGCCGTCGAGCATTACGTACACACGCTTTCTACAAGAAGCTAGTAGTTTTTTGTGCTCGTGTGATGGTTTTCCTAATACCGCGACAGTGTGCGGGTAGTGAGGTAGTGCGTCGAAGACGCCCTCCACCACTACGATAGGATCGTCATCCCACAGCCTGTCCTTGTTGAACATGCTGATCTCGCGCTTGAACCCCTTCTGGTATCGGTACGAGCGGTCGACAATGTTACGGGCGACGAACCCGCTGAGGTTGGGGCCGTCCCACAACGGCACAACGATGCAGTCCCGGTAGAAGCCGAACTGGCAGTAGCCGATCCCGCAGTCGACGATTGTCTCAGGATGCACGCCACGCCCTGTGACGTAGTTCCAGAACCTGATGTCCGTGCCCGCGACGGGCCTTTCGCTCAGGGGCTGAAACTCGTCTGGCAAGGTGATCGTAGGCTTAGGAATCTCCGACAAGGGGTTGTCGACGGGCGGTACGTACCACTCCTTCGCCTTGCTGCGCTTGTAGAACCCTTTCTCTTGGCAACGGTGGCAGTAGAAGTAGCCGGTCTTCAGGGCGACCGACATGTTGCGCTTCGACGTGTTCTCGTGACCGCACCACGGGCACCCGACGCGAATCCAGTCGCGGTCGTCCCCGCCGTGCTCCTCCACGAAGCTTTCGACGATGTCAGCGATGAGCGACTTACTCATCTTCGAACTCCCACTTCGTGCTGCCGGTGTAGGTGGTGGCGGGAACCTCAAGCTCCTTCGAGACGGGGATGTGGATGAAGTAAGGGTTAGGGAGCACGCACCCGTAGCTAGAGTTGAACGTGAACGAGGGCGTTCGCTTACGGGGCTGCCCAGTACGGAACTTGGCCAGGTAGGCGTAGACTGCCTCGCTGCCGTCTTCCTTCTCCTCGATGTTGACCGAGATCACGTTGTCGGAGACGCGGGACTTGTGCTGCGAGTCGGCAAGGTCTTCGGTGCCGAGCGGACCACCGCCACCGCCCTTCTTACCCTTCGCCTGTCGCTGTGGCTGCGAGGCTGAGAACAGCACGATGTTGTCTCTAACGGCCCAGCTGCGCAGGTCCTTCGTAGCGCGACCGCCGACCTTGTAGTCGTTGTCGGCCTTGGTAACACCAGCGCCACCGCCGAGCAGGTCCAAGTAGTCGATCAGCACGACCTCGTAATCCGTGCCGGCGGTGTTGCGAACCGCCTCGCGAATATCCTCGACGCCGGTGCCCTCGTCGGCTTCCAGAATCCACAGGGGTGGCAGCTCAAGCTTGCGGAGGCGCTCGGCAGCGTCGTCGGGGCGGTCAGTGACCTCGTCGATCGTCATGCCGACGAGTGGTGCCACGACACGGCAGGTCTGGTACTCGAACGGGAGCTCCAAGGTCACCAGCGCACACGGCTTACCCAGCAGGATGTTGTGCGCCATGGTCTGGGTGAGGAGCATGGACTTACCGACGCCGGTCATACCTACGAAGACCGTCAAGGTCTTGTAGGGAGCGCCACCCTTCATGAGCATGTCGAGCTCAGGGTTTCCGACGCCCACGCGCTGCATGCCCTGCATCGCCTTGATAGCGTCGAAGGCAGAGTCCAGGTTCTGGGTGACGTTAATCGCGCGGACGGCGTTCATCGCCCCGAGAGACTCGACGGACGAGATCAGCGGGATGAACTCAGTCAGCGGCGCCCGCTGACCGGCCTTCTCGATCATCTTATTCACAAGCGACATGCGCTTGGAGCTCTTGATCGAGCGCCCGATAGACTCCCAGGTGGAGTCGTCGGTCGGATGCTTCTGCTGCCAGACCTCAATGCAGGCGTCGTGGACCGCGAGGAAGTCCTCGAAGGTCATCTTCCCTTGGTCATGCACCTGCCTGATTTCCTGAAGTAGGAGGCTGTTGTGCCGGCGGTGCTGTGTCTTCGACAGAGCAAAGAGCGTCTTGTAGGCGCCCTTGAACATGGAAGGATCCATGTTCTGACAAGCCAGCTGCCAAAACTGATGCGACTCCGACATCCAATAGATGGTTGAAGCTTGCAGACTATCGACGAGGTTTACTTCATCCATTACGCGCTCCGTTTGCGCTTTACGACCGTTGTTGAAACTTGCGTCAGCCCCGTGTCTAGCGTCCTGTTGAGGTCAGGAAGGGGCTCGGTCTTTGGTTTGGCCTCTACTACTTTCGACTCCGGACTACGCCAGACCACCGGGGAGTCTGGCGGGGCTTGTGGCTTGGCCCGAGGGCTGCTGCCTTTTGCCACCCTTCGGTTACGCCCGAAACTCTGTCCGCCCTTGCGGTGACGCGGTTCGAACGGAACTACGATTTCTTTTTCTGACCCGAGCGCTTTTGCCAGCTGCTCGGCGGCGTTCCTGCGTCGAAGCACGTCCTGACGCGCATCCGACTGCTTCCTCGTCAGAGGGGCACTCACATTACACTGCCCGATTCCGAACAGCTGGAGATCTCGAATCGGATTGTCCGAAACCCAGACCTCAAGCTTGTTGGACTCGCGGTACGCGCGCAACCGGTTGGAGATGATAGCGAAGTCGGCTTCCCCCTCGCGGAGAAAGACGTCCATGCGCGACTTGTACTTCGTCTCCCACAGATTCTCGTCGACAGCAGAATCTCGAGTTTCTGTCGCGTACTGAAGGTAGAGTTGGAACGCCTCACGCGCTGCGAACGGCCAGATAACAAGGCCAGCGCGGGCTTGGAAATTCCCCATCATCTGCTGCCGAAACATGCCACGGTTACGGGGCTCGATGAGCCACTTGGGGTCCCACAGCCAAGAGGGCGTGACGGACTCTTCCCAAGTAGCGCCGCGCCAACGCGAGGCGTCAGGCTTGTCAGCCGTCTGCGCGAACCAGTCGCGCATGCCCGTCAGACGCCAGATAACCCAAGGTCCGAGGGCGAAGTACTTCCCCTGCTCGGTCTTGTAGTCCAGCAGGAACTCGACGAGCTTAGTGAACTTCGGGCTGTTCTTCGGAGCGGCGAGCCAAGACTTGGTCTTACGCCCGAGGGCGACTGCGTCTGCGTACGTCATGACGTAGCGGGCGGCAGCCTGCGTCACGGCAGCGAGCCAATCCGGGATAGCGTTGGTTGTCAGGCTGGTAGGGAAGTCACAGGGCATCCCGAGCTTGGCGCTCTTGAAGCCACGCGAGACGTCCTCCCAGCGGACGACCTGCTGAGCGGCAGACCTGCTGCCGCGCTCCATCACTTCCTTCAGCTGTTGCATGGATCCTCTACGACTTCAGCAAACTCGCAGTGCTCGGCCGACACGAAGCCGGACTTTCCGGTCAGCCA